CCTCCGCTGGCTGCAGCAGTCCTACCTCGCCGAGTCGACCATCAGCCGCCGGTTCGGCGTCGTCGCCACCTTCTACCGCCGCGCCGTCCGAGACCGGCTCATCACCTGGGACCCGACAGCCGACATCGAACGCCCCGAGGTCGACTACGAGAAGCAGCACCGGACCTGGCTCAGCCCACTCGAGCTCGCCCGGTTCCTCGAGGTCGCACAGAGCCACGGCCCGCACGTCTACGCCATCTTCATGATCCTCGGCCACTGCGGGCTACGAGCAGCGGAGGTCTGCTCGCTGCGGATCGAGCACATGGTCAGGCTCCGCGGCGAGGACACGATCAGGTTCGTCGGCAAGGGGAACCTGGCCGCGAAGGCCGACCTGCCCATGGCCGTCAGCCGCGCCGTTGACCTCGCGATCGCCGGCCGCACCGAGGGCCCGATCATCCTCAACACCGAGGGCAACCCGTACACCCCGAACAGCCTGTGGCGGCTCACGAAGCGCCTCGCGGTCGAGGCCGGGATCGACCCCGCGAAGGTCTCCGTCCACACGTTCCGACGCTCCTGCGCCAGGATCGCGATCCTCGTCGGTGAGCCGGTCCACAAGGTCCAGGCGATGCTGCGTCACAAGAGCGCCGACACGACCCTGAAGTGCTACATCGGCGCTGACGGCCTGGGCCGCAGCAGCAGCCACAACGTCTCCGGCTTCCTCGAAGGAATGGCCGGGTAGACGCTGGGACCTCCCCGCGTCGTGTCGCGTCCCGCTGCACACTGGACAGCGTGACGACACTCACCGACGACCAGATCGCCTACCTCCGCAGCGAGGTCGGTGACACCCCCGACGACGCGACGCTGCAGGACAAGTTCGACCGGCTCGGCAGCACCGTGAAGGTCGCGGCGGAGATCGTCAGCGGGAAGCTCGCTGTCCTGGAGGGGCAGGCGTCGAGCACAACCCTGTCGATCCCCGGCGTGATCAGCGAGAGCGAGTCCTACGACGCGACGCTGCGGGCCCTGTCAGCGCGGCAGACGCGGCTGCTCGGGCTCGCCGCGCTGCAGGATCAGCAGGCGGCGGCCGTCGACGACGGTGACGGCGTCGCCAGGGTCACCCGCGCCGACCGGGCCCACCGGTAGATGCCGCAGCCAACCGGGATCCGGGCTCTCGCTGAGGACCTCATCAGCCTCTACACCGACGCGTGGGACCGCCTTGAGCTCGCCGAGACCCGGCTCCTCGCGGACTGGCCGACCCTGAGCCGCGCCCAACGACGCGACCAGCTCGCTGCGCTGCAAGGCCTCGTCGACAGCCTCACCGTCACCGCCGACGAGCAAGCCCTCCGCTGGACCAGCGACGTGCTGCCCCGCGCGTATCTCCTCGGCGCGGTCGCCGTGACGGCCGGGGACCTCGCTGGGCTGAACCTCGACGCGCTCGTCATCATCGCCCGGGACACCTACGCGGATCTGCTCGCCGCGACGGCCGGGGTGAGTGACAGCGCGAAGACCCTGATCCGCGGTCTGGCCCGGTCGCAGGTCGCCGACAAGGTCCTGACCGGCGAGACAGCCGTGCAGGCCGGCAAGGACCTGGCCGCGCAGCTGGAGGGGCAGGGGATCCGGGCCGTGACGTACGCGAACGGCACCCGGCATGGTCTCGCGGAGTACGCGGAGATGCTGCTGCGGACGAAGACCGCGACGGCCTACTCGACGGGGAACCTGACGGGCATCAGCGCGGCCGGGGTCGGGTGGGTGGAGGTGTTCGACGGGTTCGGGTGCGGCTGGATCGGCCACAACGACAGCGACAAGGCCAACGGCACTATCCGGACCGTCGAGGAGTCGATGACGGCGACGCTGAGCCACCCGCGGTGTCAGCGGTCGTTCGGTGGCCGGCCGGACATCACCAGCGCCGGCGCGGCGAAGGACGCGGTGGCGAGCACGACAGCTGCGCAGCGCCTCGACCAGGCCGCGGTCGACCACTCCCGGGAGCTCGCCGCCGCGCAGCGCGCCGTCCGCCGGGCGCTCACCGGCACGACCCGCAGCCGCGCCGGCCGTGTCGTGACCAGCGCAGAGGGCCAGGCGGTGACGGTGCGGCAGGCTCAGCGTCTCGCCGGACGGGCCCGGGCGCGCGCGACGCGCTGACCGTCCCGCGTCCACCGGGACACGTGACACCCGATCAGGGCACCATGAGCGCATGGGCCTCGCGGAGCAGCGCACGAAGTTCACCATCAGCCTCCCCGGCGACGGCAGCACCTCGCAGGTCATGGTCGGCGGTGTCGACGTCACCGAGCAGGTCGGTGCGCTGCGCCTGGAGGCCGCTGAGGGCCGCACCCCGGTCCTCACACTGATCGGGAAGGCCGACGGCATCGTCGAGGCCGACGGGATCGTCCAGACCCCGTCCGGCGCCGCGAACGAGGCGGAGGTCATCACCGAGTTCCTGTCCCGCATCGACCCCGTCCAGCTCGAGGCGAAGGTCCTCGCGCGGGACCTGCCGTACGGCGAGGCGATGACGATGCGCGGCGCGCTCGACCAGCTGATCGAGTGGGCGTCCGGTGGCTGACCCGGCCGACGTTCTCGACGAGCGCCTCACCCGGGCGCAGGGCCGGGTCGAGAAGGTGTTCCTCGACGAGTGCGTCATCACCTTCGACGCGGAGGGCCTCGACGATGACGTGCTCGATGAGGAGTCCGGCGACCTCGTCGCTCCTGACGATGACAGCGCACCGCTGTACACCGGCCGCTGCTCGGTGGCGCCGACGAACCGGGTCGTTGACGACGTGAGCCTCGACGCCGATCAGCACGCCGCGCAACGGCTCGACCCGCACTACGAGTTCCTCGGTCCCCTCGCCGAGGTCCCGAAGCTGCCGATCGGCGCGCTCGTCCGGATCACCGCGAGCCGCCGCGATCCGCAGCTCGTCGACAGGGTCTTCCGCGTCGCAGACCGGCCGGCTACCAGCACCTTCAGCGTGCTGCGGATCGCCAGCCTGGAAGCAACGTGAGCAGCGCCAGCAACGCCGAGGAGATCGCAGCCGCCCTCCTCCACATGGGCGCCCGGGCGAATCTGCGGGCGGTCACGATCACCACGCACTTCGGGCTGCTCATGCAGACTCGCGTCCGAGCCAACGCCAGCGGCCGGCCCGGTCCGCGCCGGCAGACCGGCGACTACGTCCGGACCATCACCGAGGAGACCACCGTCACCCCCGACGGCGGGGTCAGCAGCATCGTCGGGACCAACGCCGTGCAGGGGTGGCGGCTCGAGGCGGGCTTCGCGGGCGAGGACTCGCTCGGCCGCCTGTATGACCAGCCGGCCTTCCCGCACTTCGAACCGGCGTACGAGCAGACCGTCCCGGAGTACCTCGAGGCGCTGGGAGCTCTGGTGACGCTGTGAGCCTGCCCGTCCTGCCCGTCTACAAGGCCGTTGCTGCGCTCATCGGCGCGGCGACCGAGAAGCCTGTCGGCATGGCGAAGCTCCCGAAGGTCCTCGTCGACGGGAAGCCGACCGAGAAGGCCGACGTCCCGTGCACGGTGCTGTACGTCGAGAACCCCGTGACGAGCGGCCCGGGATGGGGCGATGCGGACGCCGACGCGGAGATGCGGTTCCGCGCCCGCGCGGTCGGTGGCACCGCCGATCAGGTCGAGTGGCTCGTCGACAGGATCCGCGGTGCCTGGCTCGACAAGGACCCCGACGACGTCAAGCAGTTCCGCGTCGACCTGGCCATCGACGGGATGAGCGTGATGAACCGCGAGGTCAAGAGCGAGAGCCCCGTCGAGCCGGAGAGCGACCGGGTGTTCAGCCGCAGCATCGTCCTGTGCGCCTACGTCACGCCCGCGGACGCCCCCGCCCCCTGACGTCCGAGCGGCTGTCCGGTCTGCGCCGTACCGTGTCCCGCGACACGAAGGACACCTGAGCAGGAGGACCTCATGACGACCACACCGACCGAGTCGACGACGCCGGTCAACTTCATGCGCCTGGGCGAGGGGCCGATCGCGCCCGTCACCGACGAGGCGTTCCGGCAGGTCTGGGAGCCCCGCGGCTACTCGGCTGTCAGCGACGCGGACGCGGAGGCTGCCGCGAACGCACCCGACCAGCCCAAGACCGAAGCCGCTGCTGCGGAGGCCCCCGCACCGCCGGCCGCATCCCCGGCAGCGCCTGGCCGGCCCGGCGGCGGCACCCCCGGCGGCACACCCGGAGGTCAGCCGCCGACCCCCTGACCACACAACACCGATGAGCGGCCCCGGCACGGGAGACCCCCACTGCCGGGGCCGCTCCACGTCCACGGCACGCCGAGCAGCCACACCTACCCCCCGGAACGTCGGCCCCCGTCGTACGCTGTCCCTCGTCCCGCAGCACACGGGACGCTGACGAGACAGCAACCTCTCGGCGACGCGGGTCCGTGACCCAGCGTGGGAAGCCCTCCACACCATCGCGGCGGTGCCGCAGAGGAGACATCCCATGGCCGACGAGAGGTACATCAACCGGGGCGTCAGCCTCGCCTACTTCCTCCCCACCATCTCTGGCGCTGCCGCGACCCGCGCGGAGATCGCCGCCGGCGTCGTCCTGCACGACCGGATGGCCGACATCAGCGGCTTCATGATCGAGGGCGCCGAGGCTGAGGCCAGCGACTGGAGCAGCGACTTCGACAAGAAGGCCAAGGGCACCCGCGCGCTCGCCGACAGCTCGCTGACCTTCCACGCGAAGAAGACCGGCACCGACGCCGTCCGCGTCGCACTTCCTGAGGCGGCCCTCGGGTACGTCGTCATCATGAACGCCGGGGACATCCCGACCACGGGGAAGATGAACCAGTTCCCCGTCCAGGTCCGGTCGGTCGGTGACGTCTACTCCTTCGGGTCGGACACGGCGAAGTTCCGCGTCCAGTTCTCCCCGACGGACGTGCCGACCATCGGCGCGACCATCCCGGCCTCGAGCTGACCGGGTGACCGCCGAGACTGTGAGCGGCGGGCCTCCTCCCGCCGCGGTGGCATCCGACGCCCACTGGGCGGCGAAGATGGAGCGGCTCCGCAACCGCAAGCCTCCGGAGCGGACGCTGCTGGTCCGGCTCGACGACAGCGCGGTGGAGGCGGCGCGGAAGGCCCGCAGCGACCTCCACACCGCGCAGGTCCGGGCCAACGCCGCCGAAGAGGGCGACACCGGCCCGGCACTGGCCCTCGAGCAGGCCGAGCAGCGCCTCAGGGACGCGGAGACGGCATTGGCCGCCGCGACCGTCGAGCTGACGTTCCGCGGGATGCCCCGCGACGCCTACGAGCAGCTCATCGCCGAGTGCCCCCCGGGCGAGGATCAGGCCGCCGAGGGGCAGACGTACGACCCGGAGCTGTTCGCCCCGGCCCTCGTCAGCGCCTGCTCGGTCGATGCGATGCCGGTCGAGGATGCCCGGGAGCTCCTGACGTCCCTGTCGCAGCTGGAGGCGGGGGTGCTGTTCGAGACGTGCATCGGTCTGAACGAGACCGCCCGGATGGACTACGGGAGCCTGGGAAACGGATAGAGGGCGACCTGCAGCTCCTCGCGGAACTGAAGCTCTGCGACTCCTACCGGATCTCGCACAGTCACTTCCTCGGTGGGCCGCCCACCTGGACCGAGCTCGACCGGCAGAAGGCGTTCGCGCTGCGTGCGTACCAGGCCGAGCACGTGTGTCCGGACTGCGGGACCGACCCGAGCCTGTGGACGGTCAGCGATGAGGGCGTCCCGACGATCCCTTATGTCGCGCACCTCGAGGAGTGCGGCGGCTGCGGGGCGATGGAGTCGCTCCGGGACCAGGTCAGCAAGGACCCTGACGTCGCCGCGCTCCACGGCGTGAAGATCCGCCTGAAGCCGCTCCAGCCGCTGGAGCTGGTGCCCGGTGTCTGACCTCCGCCGCCTCTACGTCGAGCTGGCCACGAACGTCCGGCCGCTCGTCGCGGGGATGGCGCAGGGCTCCGTCGCGGTCAAGAAGCTCGGCAAGGACATCGGCGGCCTCGGCGCCGACATGGACCGGCTCTCAGCTAAGGCGACCGAGAGCAGCCGCCGCGTCGTCGAGGCGCAGAAGCGGATGGAGGCCGCGCAAGCTCGGCTGAACACCCTCCGCTCATCGGGCCGTGCCAGCGTGCAGCAGCAGGCCTCGGCGGAGGCGTCGCTCATCGCGGCGGAGCGGAACCTCGCTCGCGCCCACACCCAAGCCGCTGATGCGTCGAAGGCCGCGAGCGGCGGCATGAACGGCTTGACCGCCGCTGGCTCCACGACGAAAGACATCCTGTCGAAGGTCGCCCTTGTGTCGGGTGTGACGCTCGCTGCTGGACTGCTGGCCAGCGCCAATGCGGCGCTGCAACTGGAGCAGCGTCTCTACAACGTGGCGTCGATCAGCCCTGAGGTTGCGAGCGACATGGGTCGCTATCGGGAACTGATCGTGTCCCTGTCGACCGAGCTGCCGCAGTCGGCGAACGACCTGTCCGAGGGCTTCTACAACATCGTCAGTTCGGGGTTCCAGGCCAACGATGCCATCGAGGTGCTGACTGCCTCCGCTCGCGCTGCCGCAGCAGGTCTGACGAGTACCGAGACGGCGGCGACGGCGATCAGCGCCGTGATAAACGCCTACGGCCTCAGCGCCTCCGATGCGGCGGACATCTCGGATGTGCTTTTCGAGACCGTCAACAAGGGTGTCATCAACTTCGATCAGCTCGCCCAGGGCGTCGGTGACTACGTCGGGACGGGCGCAGCAGCGAAGGTGAGTATCGGGGAGCTCGGCGCTGCGGTCGCCGCCATGACGCTGTCCGGTGTGACGGCTGCCGAGTCGGGGACGTCACTGAACCGGGTGCTGCAGTCGATCGTGCAGCCCAGCGACGCCCTGGCTGAGGCGCTGAAGAACGCCGGCTATGAGAGCGGCGCCGCGGCCCTTGAGGCTGATGGGCTGCACGGGGTTATGGAGAAGCTCCGCACTGCGACAGGCGGCAACGTCGAGCAGCTCCTCACGTTGTTCCCGGAGATGCGGGCGGCGCGTGGCGCGTTCGCCCTGATGGCCGCCGACGGGAAGAACTACACGAACACGTTCGAGAGTGTGGCGACGGTCAACGGCCGGGTTGGTGCGACGCAGCATGCGCTCGCGGAGCAGCAGAAGAGCGGGTCCTACCAGATCACGGTCCTGAAGAATCAGGCGACTGCCCTCGGGATCGAGATGGGCCAGACGCTGCTGCCGGCCATCAAGTTCATCGTGGGGGGCTTTCACGATTTCTTCGCGATGGTGCGGGCTCTGCCTGGTCCGGTGATGGCGGTCGTCACCGTGCTGGCTGCCCTATCGGCAGCGGCGCTGCTGGGGGTTGGGGCGTTCATCCGCTACCGCGCGCCGGTCGCTCAGTTCCGTGCCAGCCTCGCTGCGATGCGCGCTGAGGGCAGTGCCCTCCCGGGGGTGCTAACTGGGGTGACTATCGCGGCGGCGGCCGTCGCGGCGGCGATGATCATCGGCACGATCATCTACGGCGAGTACGCGTCAGCGAAGGCCAAGGCGAAGCAGGCCACCGAGGACTTCACGGCGGCGCTCAAGTCTGAACAGCAGGGCCAGAAGGACGCGGTCATGACCTCCGCCATCGATCAGATGGTGAAGAACGGCAGCGCCGAGCGGCTGAAGAAGTACGGCCTGGACATCTCGGACTACCTGAAGGGGATTCTGGGGTCGGAGCAGGACTATCAGCGTGAGCGGGACGCGATGTCCGCGGCGCAGAGGAACGCAGGGCCTGGGCACGTCAATGACTTCATTGAGCTGGCCGGGTCTCTCAACCAGATGCGGGGCTCGCTAGGGGATGCGCGTCTCGGCTTGAGCCTGCAGGCCGAGGCGCAGAAGGACGCCAGCGCAGCGACGAAGCAGGCACTCGGGCCGCTCGCCGACCTCGATGCAGCGCAGAAGAACGCGTCCGGCGCCGCGGTGGAGCTGTCCGCGTCGCAGAAGGGTCTCCGGGACACCCTCACCGGTCTCGTCGATGACGCTGCCGCGGCCAAGGATGCCCTGACGGGCCTGACGGACCCGGCGAAGGTCCTGTCGAAGGTGCAGCAGGACGCCAACGCGCCAGCCACGGAGGCGGCGGGGAAGAGCAAGGACGAGATCAAGGCGCAGAACCAGAAGGAGCTGTACGCGGCGCAGGACCGGGTCCGGTCGGTCCGGAACGGCACCAAGGCGCAGAAGCAGGCTGCGCAGGACAACCTGACCGAGGTGCGGCGGGCGAACAAGGCCCGGACCGATGCGCTCAAGGGCGGCAACGCGGACGCGCAGGTCACCCTCGACCAGTGGATCGTCGGGCTCCGGACGTCCGCGCGGCAGCAGGCGCAGTGGGAGGCGGACCTCACGACCGTCGCCCGCCGTGCCGGCCCCAATGTCGCCTCAGCACTTCGGCAGATGGGCGCTGATGCCATCCCGATCGTGCACGAGCTCGCGACCGGCACGAAGGCGCAGGTCGCTCAGGTCAAGAGCGCGCTGGACTCCCTCGCACCGGAGGCGCGGCATTCGCTGCAGGCCTTCACGGCCGAGCTCGCGAAGCAGGTCACGGACCAGGCCGCGTTCGTCGGGAACCTCGTGTCGCTCGCCGCACGTGGGCATCTGGCGGTCGCGCAGGAGCTTGAGAAGCTGCCGATGGAGCAGGCGGTGCCGCTCGCTGCGCAGGCCGCGAATTCGAGCGACAAGCAGCTGGCGCCGCTCGAGGCGACCTTGAAGCGGCGCGCGGCCATCGCTGGGGACGGGACGACGGAGGCGCTGGCGGCGGCGGTCGAGAGCGGCATGCAGGTCGTGACGCTCGCCGCCTCGAATGGTGCGCAGGCGGCGGTCGATGCGCTGGTGCAGCGGTTCGGGGATGTCGACCAGGCGGTGCTGTTCCTCGACAATCTCCGCACGGCCATCACCGACGTGACGGGCCGGCATGTGATCGACGTGGTCCTGAATCTGCTGACGACGCAGGGGCAGACGCGGGTGGGGCCGCTACCGCAGCCGGGACGGCAGGGCCACAGCCGCGACTCGGACTTCCTGCCCTCCGGAGGCGGTGCCGCGGCGCCGGCGGCGGCGCCGAAGGCCGGTTCAGCGTCGTCTCCCGCGACCCGAGACCAGCACTTCGCTGACGGTGGCTTGCGGGACGCGCAGATCCAGCCTGGTCGCGGCCGCGGCATGTTCCAGTGGGCTGAGGCCAGCACCGGCGGGGAGGCGTTCATCCCGCTCGGCGCGAGCAAGCGGCAACGCTCGACCCGGATCTTGCACACGGTCGCCAGACAGTTCGGGATGGCGATGGTCCCGGCCGCCGGGGTCCGGTCCTTCGCCGCGGGTGGCGTCACGATCCCGGCCCAGACGGGCGGCGTCGGTGTCGTGCGGCTCGCGACGGAGGACGTCGAGCGGGTCGCGATGGCCCTGTCGCGGCTCCTCCCGAGGGTGCAGAAGACCGAGTTCAGCGGACCCATCCACGGCTACGACCTCGAAGCGGTCAGGCGCGACGCCGAGCGGCAGACCCGCCTGAACAGTCTCAAGGGGATCTGATGGACATCACCCTCGACGCCTACATCGAAGACGGCAGCAACACCAGCATCGCTGACCTCCACCTCATCCCCGCGAACGGCTACAGCATCGCCCGGGACGGCATCGGCGCTGGCGTCCGGTCGTGGGTGAAGGAAACCGCGACTAGCCCGTTTGTGCACAGCCGCGCGGTCGTCGCGCAGCGCCTCGACGTCATGACGGCGCTGCTGACGGTCCGGATCCGCGCTGCGTCGACGGCGCAGCTGTTTACCCGCTACTCGGCGCTCATCAGAGCGGCTGAGCAGAGCGCCTGGACGCTGCGGCTGGTCATGGATGGCCAGACCACCCGGTGGCGCTGCGAGACCGCCGACAGCTCGGTCGGGGAGTCCGGCGTTCTCGACTCGGTCGCGCTGATGCAGCACTTCCAGCTCGTGCACCTGTCCATCCCCCGCCACCCCGTGCCTGTCACCGGACCGTTTTAGGAGCCAGCATGGGACGCCTCTCCAACGCCACCGCGAACGCGGTCCTCGACGCCCTCTTCGGCGGCACCGCGCTGCCGCTGGCGACTCAGATCGCCGTGGCCTTGTCGACGACCGAGCCGGCCGATGACGGCAGCAACGTCACCGAACCCTCCGGTAGCGGCTACGGCCGCGCTGTCGTCGACAACGACCTCACCACCTGGGCCGCCGCTGACAGTCGCAGCAAGACCAACGCCATCACCGTCGCCTTCCCCGATCCGACCGGCGACTGGGGCGACCTCGAATGGTTCGCGGTCTACGACGACGGCAGCGGCGACTTCCTCGGCTGGGGACTGCTCAGCTCCGTCGTCACCGTCGGCGCTGGCACCACCGTCGCCTTCGACCCCGGCTCGCTCGTGTTCGTCGCCCCCGGCACCTGACCACGCATCCGCCCCCGAAAGGACAGTCATGAGCGTCACCGCCAAGGTCTACGGCCTGGCCCTGAAGTCCCTGTGCAACAAGGAGATCGACTACGACACAGACACCGTCAAGGTGATGCTGTGCACGTCGTCGTACACGCCGAACCAGGACACCCACCAGTACAAGAGCGACGTCACGAACGAGGTCACCGGCACCGGCTACACCGCCGGTGGCGCCACCCTCGCGTCCAAGACCGTGACGTACACCAGCGGCACGAACACGCTGGTCCTCGACGCCGCCGACCCGGCGTGGGCGACGTCGACGATCACCGCCCGGTACGCCGTCGCGTACGTCGACACCGGCACAGCCGGGACGAGCCCGCTGCTGTGCTACTGGGACTTCGGCGCTGACGTCTCCTCGTCCGCCGGGACGTTCACCCTGACCATCGACGCTGCCGGGCTCGTGACGCTGACCGCGGCATGAGCAACGACCTGCGCGTTCGGCAGAACTTCCTGTCTGGGGTCGTTGATGACAACCCGCTCGGGTCGGGCGCGACGACGCTGACGAGCAGTGCGCTGGCGTCGCTGGTGGCGGTCGGGTCGACGCAGCACCTTGCGATCACCCTCGATCCGGGCGCGACCGCCGGTGCCCCGGAGATCGTGTATGTCACCGCACACACCGCGTCGGCGACGACAGCGACGATCCTGCGTGGTCGGGAAGGCACGACAGCACGAGCCCACAACCAAAACGTGCCGTGGTCACACGGCCCAACCATCGTCGACTTCGCCCTCGCGGGCACCATGCTCCCTGCATGGATCGCGCCGACGTTCACTAACTCTTGGGTGAACGATGGCACTGCCGGGTATCCCACTGCGGGTTACTATCTCGGTCCTGATGGCACGGTTCACGTTCGTGGAGTCGTCAAGAGTGGTGCGGCTTCTACGGCTATGTTCACGCTCCCTGCCGGGTACCGGCCCGAGTTCATCAGCCAGTTCCTCTGCGAGTATTACGACGGCACCAACGTAGGTCTCGTTGCGCAGGTCATTGTCAACTCCAACGGTCAGGTGTCCACCAACAGGGCCGTGACCTCTGGGAACCTGTCTCTCGACGGTATTTCCTTCCGTCAGTTCGGGTGATCTGACCATGGCGAGGGGGTACGGCACCACCGTCTACGGCAGCAGCACCTACGGCGCCGGGACCGTCACGCCCGACGCCACCGTCACCGGCATCGCGGCTACCGTCACGGCCACCGCGCCCGCTGGCACAGCGGCAGTCGTCGCCGCAGGGACCGTCATCGGCGTCGCGGCGACCGCCTCCGCGGCCGCACCAGCAGGCACGGTCGCCGGCGCGGCCAACACCACCGGTCCCGCCGCCAGCGCCACAGCCACAGCCCCCGCAGGCACCGCGACCGGAACGAGCACGGCAACCGTCACCGGCGTCGCCGCCACCGCGGCCGCTGCAGCCCCCGCCGGCACGGTCTACAGCGAGACCAGCATCGCGACCTGGACCGCCGAAGACACCCAGCAACTCAACATCGACGTGCAGCTGTTCGGGACCCTCAGCCTCGACGTCACACCCGTCGACCCGCCCGCCGGCAGCGAAACAGACGGCGCCGACATCATCCACTTCGACTTCGACGGCGACCTCGTCCTCGACGACAACGGACGGCCCACCTGATGGCCTGGTCACCGATCCAACTCTCCGGCGGCAAGTGGGGCCGACTCCAGCTGCTGTTCGGCTCCACCGACGTCACCTACTTCCGGCAAGTCCCCACCACCATCGAGACGTGGGAGAACACCGACCCGTTCGGCGACAGCGAGCTGATGCTCACGTTCCCCCAGATCACCGTGTACGACCACCTCGGCGTCGCGCCGCTCGCCTGGCTGTTCAACGGGCAGCAGGTCACCCTCCGCCTCATCCGCCCGAACGGCACCCGGAAGAACCTCTGGGAGGGCTACGCGTCCATGCCGCAGGACGCCCAAGGCAACGGGTCCATGCCCTTGCAGGTGCAGTGCACCGGCGTGCTCTACCAGGCCGACCAGGGACGTCAGAAGCCCCGGTTCGCCCAGGACGCCGAGGACATCGGAAAAGTCATCTCCGACGCGTTCAACGGCTACATCAGCCGCGACTACGGCCCCTGCACACCGGTCACCACCGGCATCCTCACCCGGCAGCGCGGGTCGTGGACGCCCATCGCCACGGGTTTTGTGCAGGACCTCCTCGGGACCGCCACCACCGCCGACGGCAGCAACCAGTGGACCGTCAAGCAGCACGGCCGTCTCGGACCGATCATCGCCCTGAAGGACATCAGCACCGTCCACGCCACGGTGACAACCGGCGCGCAAGGCGTCACCCCCAACCTCAGTTCAGACACGCACGGCTTCTTCAACGTGATCTACGGCGAAGGGACCGCACCCGACGGGTCCCGCTGGCGCAACACCAAGTACCCCAACCTCCGCTCGGACGACGCCCCGATCTACCCGCACTCCCCCGGGACCGTGTTCAACGCCGGTGACGGCCTCACCGGCTTCGACCCGTTCGCTGACGAGATGCGCCGCTCCGGCTACCACATGGCCTCCGGCGACACCTACGTCAGCGCCGACGTCGCGGAGGTCAGGGACGCCCAGGCCCGCGCCGGGATCCTCGTCGACGGGATCGTCGGCCCACAGACCTGGGCGTCCATCTTCGCTGTCGGCTCCGACGGCGGCGACCTCAGCGGCGCGTTCTTCATGCCACTCGCCTACGACAGCCGCGTCGAGCCGTACCTGTACAACGCCCAAGGCAAGAAGATCGGCAACAATCCGGCCTTCGAGCCGGGCCGGCCCCGTATCGAGACGAAGATCGACTACGGGGAGAACATCAGCAAGGCCGACGCGACACGCTCCGCCCGCGCCACCCTCGCCCGCTTCCCCGCCCCCGGCCTCGCAGGCGAGATCACCCTCAAGAGCGACCCCGCCGAGATGAGCCGTTTCGAGCTCCGCGCGGGCATGAACATCAAGCTGAAGAAGTACCGCGGCGGCGACCGGATGCTGCACATCGCGCAGGTCCGGGTGAACTGGCAGGACCTGACCGTCACCCTCACCGTCGACGTCTACTTCCGCGACCTCATCAGCCTCGCTGCGATCAAGCAGCGGAACCGGGAGGCCGCCAGTGACCCCGCGAACCGGGGCAGCAGCCAACGCCGCCGCTCCCGGATCGCGAACGACACCATTGTGGTGTTCGACAGCGAGTCCGGCGCCGGGATCATCCCGCGGCACGCCGTCTTCGGCGGCCTGTGGACCGTGCTCCGGATCCCCGCCGGGCAGGTCGGGACCATCGCGAAGACCCGCTACACCAGCACCGGGCCCGCCGCCGCCTTTGCTGTCGGGGTGTTCAGCAAGCCCGTCACCTCCAACACCCTCGCCCGGCTCGTCGGGAACCCGCTGGGCGGCAGCAAGCCGTGGAGCCCAGAAGCAGATGCGCTGTACGACGCGGGGCTCCTGATGGCCTGGGGCAGCATCGACGAACCAGCCGGCTACTACCCGAGCACCAAGACCGACGGTGGCGCCGTCACCGGCCGGCTCATTGACGACGCCGGGTGGGAGTACGTGAGCGAGCATCCGCCGTGGCTCTGGGTCGCGGAGTTCTCCGGCAGCTCCTGCTTCCTCGAGGGCAGGTTCTTCGCGGCCCCGGACGGTGGCTGATGCCGACCCCTGGGCCGTGGATCACTCCGGCCCCCAAGGGCGTCGACGTCGACTACGCCGGTACCGGAGCCAGCTACACCCGCACCGGCCTGAGCGTGTTCGTGGCGCCGGTGTTCGGGACTGGCGACTATGCGACTGAGGCGGAAACGGACTACAGCAGCGGCAGTGGACTCGGGGACGTCGGGAACGACAACCAGACATTCGCGCGGCGGGCCCGCAACAGCACGAGCGGCGGCGCGGACATCCTGACGTGGAACATCGCGCAGACGAAGTGGGACATCGGGCTGGTCCGCGTCAAGAACGCCATGAGCTTCGGCTTCGGCGATCTCCCCGACCCGCCAGCCACTGCCATCGGGGTCGAGTACGAGCAGCCCGACGGTTCGGCCTCCGACAGTCCCGCCTCAGCCTCCTACCCGTGGCTCACCGACCTTCGCCTCCGGGTCACCGGTGACGTGAACCAGCGGGAGATCGCCGTCTCGGGCGGTGTCGAGTACGAGCAGTTCACCGCTGTCGCGGACAGCACCCTCGAGTTCCGGCTCGAAAGCACCAACCAGGCGCTGAGCATCGGGGCACGGTCCGCGTGGCTCACAGGCGCGCAACTCCTGGCCAAGCCGCTGCTGCTGTCCACCGCCTACCCCAGCAGCCTCGGCGCGACCTACCACCCCGCCGCAGGGGAGACCCCACCGGTGGACTCCAACCCGATCAGCTACGACATCCCGATCCCCCTCGGCAGCATCGTCACGACCGGCTCGGCGTTCATGACGATCACCGGCCAGTTCACCGACCAGCAAGAACACAGCCCCTCCGCCACCCCTGGCAGCTACGGCGGGCTGGACTACCTGAAGAACGGCAGCAAACTGCTGTTCGACACCTACGCGCACGCCCTCGGCACCTACCAGCCGCCGCGCTACCGGTGGATCCTCAGCGGCCGCCCGCCGGTGCGGCAGCTGCAGCGCGGCGATGGCCTCACCGGACGGGGTCCGCGGCAGTGGGCAGTTCCCTCAGCTGATGTGCGGCAGGGACCGGGAGCGATCCGGTGAGCACAACGTCCCCGCCCCTGTCCACCCGCGCGCCTACCCTGTCCAGTGTGCAGCAGGACACAGGACGGAGCAGCCGATGACCGCGACCCTCGCCGCATGCCGATCCTGGCTCGAGCATCAGGTCGGCACCGTCGAGACCGGCGGCCCCGACGGCCACAGCGGCAACCACGTCCGCTACTGGGACGACATCGGACGGCACGACCTCCAGGGCTCCTACTGGTGCGGCGCCCTCATGGACGCCATGGCCAAGGCCACCGGCCTCAAGCTCCCCGGCTCGATGATCGACACGACCGCCGGGGCGCTCGCGTTCCAGCGCGCCGGCCTGTGGGTGCCAGTCAGCAAGGGCGGGCAGCCCGGCGACTTCACCTTCTTCGCGTGGAACGGCCGGAAGGACTTCGACTCGATTGACCACGTCGAGTGGGAGGTGAAGCCGGTGCCCGGCGGCAAGCAGGAGGACATCGGCGGCAACACCAGCGGCGTCGGCGACAGCGGGCAGGCGCAGAGGAACGGCGGGATGGTCGCCAAGCGCGTCCGCGACCGGCGGTTCATCGTCGGGTACGGCCGGCCGCAGTACGCCCCTGCCAAGCCGGTGATCGTGATGAGCAGCAACCCGTACAACTTCCACGAGCACATCGTCTACGCGACACAGTGGGCCCTCGACGTCCGCCTCACCGGCAGATGGGACAAGCCCACGGTCGCTGCGCTCATCGCGCTGAAGAAGCGCAACGGCTTCTCCGCCGACCGCGGCGTCGGCCCCAAGACCATCGCGCTGCTCTCCCAGATCCGCCACCCCCGGCAGATCTGACATGCCCCCACCTCGCCGCGGCTCATGACGTGCGACTCCCAACCGGCTGGTTCGCCGCCGGCACAGGCGGCAGTGACCTGCCCCTTTCGGGCTTCGCGCAGTACGGATTCTCCGGACTCATCCTCTCCGTCGCCCTCTGGTTCTTCTGGGCCGTCTACAAGCGCGAACGCGACCGCGCCGACTCCAACGCCACCGAGATCAAACGCCTCAACGACCTCATCCAAGACAAGTACGTCCCCAGCCTCGAACGAGCCACCGTCGCGCTCAAAGAATCGACCGACGCGCTTGCCGTCGCACGGGATAAGAGGCGGCCGTGATGACGCTGCGGCGCCGCGGCGACCACGACCTCAGCCCATCCCGGCGGCTCGAGGAACTCGCCGAGCAGCTGTTCGCCACTGCCGACGAAGTGTCACGGCTGGCCAAGCAACTGCAAGCCAAGGAGAGGGACGAGGATGAGCAGCCCCGACCACGCCCCTGAGACCGACGCGGAAGCGTCCGCCCGAGCTGTCGAGAGCTTCGACCTTCGTGACGCGATGATCGCTGGTCTCGCGTCAGGGGTGAACGACCTCACCCAGGTCGCCCGTGACCTCTACAAGGCGTCGGTCCTCACGCGGGTGCAGAAGATCGTGGTCGCGTTCGTCCTCACCGGCACGATGGTCACGAGCGGCCTGAGCCTGATTCTGGTCGTCCGCCTCAACGGCATCGCGTCCACCAACCGGGCGAACAACGCCGCGACGCGCGAGAACACCTCCGTCATCAAGGACTGCACCGACCCGGACGGGACGTGCTTCGCGGAGGCGCAGGCCCGGACGGCGGCGCTCGTCGCGCAGCTGAACAGCGCGACCCTCATCGCTGTCGAGTGCGCCGACGCGCACAACGGTGATGAGGCCATCTCCGCCTGTGTGACCCGTCGACTGAAGGAGCACCCGTGATCCACGTCATCCACACCATCGGCCAGGTCACCACGGCCGGCGACAACGCTCAGGTCTTCACGAACCAGGGGCAGCTGCTCCTCAACATCGGCATCGGTGTCCTGCTCCCGATGCTCGTCGCGCTCGTCACGCACCGCCTCGCGACCGGCGCCGTGAAGACGCTGCTGTTGCTGGCCCTGTCGCTCCTCGGTGGGCTGCTGGCCAACGTGACCGTCGCGAGCTTCCGCTGGCAGGACTTCCTCACGAGCTTCCTGTTGCAGTTCGGCACCGCCGCGGTCGCGCACTTCAGCGCCCTCAAGCCCCTGGGCATCACCGGCGCCCAGGGTGTCATCGCGACGTCGGTCCCGGCCGGCGTCGGAGCCCCCGAGCTCCTCACTCCCTTCGAGGGCGACGCCGCCGGATGATCGTCTGGGACCCGTCGGGGGGCGCCGGGCAGATTCCCCGCAAGGCCGTCGACGGGATCGTGTGGCAGGTAATCCGGCTCCCCGCCGGGTGGCGGCGGCACTGATGGACCGGCTGTTGCTCAAGGTCGCCATCGGGCTCCTCGCCTACGCGGTCGGGGCCCTCGGCCTCGCGCACCGCTGGGCCAAGACCGGCGACCAGCGCCTCTGGACCGAGGTCTAACGCGGCTCCTCGAGGTCCCGCTGAGCAGCCCGCCACACGTCGACAGCCTCCCGCTCCCAGATCGACCCGGCCGACAGCACCGCGACCGGCGCCGGGAAGTCCTCCCGCCGCGACAGCTGATGCACCCGCTGCCTACTCACGCCGAGCATCTCGGCGATCTCCGCTGTCCCCACCAGGTGATGCACGACGGGACGGTCCCAGCGACCCCCCTTGACGGTCGCCAAGGGGCGGGGCAACCTGCACCAGCCCGACCAAGCCAGGCGACCTCCGTAGCGCGGCGTCGGCCTTTCTTGCCAGGGTCACACGCCGGCCGGGGGGGCGGTGCAAGTCGCGGAGGGTCCCCCTGCCCTGTGGGGACCCGGGAGACGGGAGCCACGGAGTGGTGATCAGCGCAACAGCAGCACACGACACGGATTTGTCGTGCCCCCCGTGGTGCCAGGTCAGCGGCATCGACCAGCACGAACAGCGGGCAGGGTCGCTGAGCGAGCACAGGCAGCCCGTCGGCGAGTTCTGGCAGCGGGAGCTCCGCACACCAGGCGGCCGGATCGTCCGGCCGGCCCGGGGTCGGGTGAGCGTCGGCCTGCTCCTCCTCGAACGGTCTGACGGTGCGCTCGGCGAGGAGATCGTGACGGTCGACGTGACCGGTGACGGGCTTGAGCTGACGAACGGGGAGGCGCGGCACCTTGCGGCGCTGCTGGTGGCCGCGACGGACCGTCTGGATGGCCTACGGCCGTAGTTCAGGGTCGGCGTGGTGGAGTGTCCGGCATGAAGCATGGACTGGGCGCGTGGGGTTGGGACCTGCGAGCATGCGTCCACCCGCGCTAACAGCACGCGGTCAGAGCCACTCAAGCTGCACGCGATCGCGCATCTCTTGGCCGCGCTCCCCCGCGCAGAGGTAGACGGCTCGGAGGTAGGTCTTCAGGACTCGGTTCTGCTCCTCCGACTCCCAGTGTGGCCAGCCTGCCTCGATCCGCTTGGCGATGGTCACCGTGATCGTCACGGGCGCCATCGTCGACTCCTCGGCGTACGCGAGGTCGGCCAGGAGCCGCGACCGCTGCTCCTCGAGCTCGGCCGCCGCGTCCGCGTACGCGTGCTCCGTGAGCCGCTCGTTCGCCAGCGCCATCGTCAGGGTGCGCAGCGACCGCTCCACCTTCGCGAGCTGCTTGCGGATCTCCTGCTCCTGCGTCCGGATCGAGGCCTGCGCGATGCGCCGCTGTTCACGGGCATCCTTGTCATCACGGAGCCGCTTCGCGGTGGCGATGATGTCCTCGATGACCGCACGGTGGACGTCCAGCTCGTTGGGTGCGCCGATGCCAGCGCAGCTGCCGAGGTCCTGTCCCTGGCAGACCAGCGCGACCCGACGCTGCCCATCCCGCGTCCGACCGGGTTTCCGCTGAAGGATCAGCCCGCAGCCGGGCCGGCCGCAGCGGATCAGCCCCGCGAGCGGGTGGGCTGCCTGCACCGTCCGGGAAGGTGGCGACGGCCGCCCGAGCCGCTTCTGCACCCGCTCGAACAGGCGCACGTCAACAAGAGGCTCATGCTCACCGTCGTACACCTCGTCGCGGAGCCGGACCTTCCCGATGTACGCAGGGTTCCGGAGGACCTCCCGCACCGTCGTCGGCCGCGTCGTGACCCCGAGCAGCGGCGCGACGTCCCGGGCGATCTGCGCACATGACCAGCCGCTGTCGTACAGCTCGAAGATCCGGCGCACGACCGGCGCGGTCGCCGGATCGAGCTCGACTGCTCGCGGCGGGACACGGACGTACCCGAGCGGGACCTTCCCGTGGAAGTAGCCCATCCGCGCGATGTGCGTGGCCGTGTCAGCCCACTGCCTCCCCATCTGGTCGCTGTACAGCTGCGCCATGGAAAGGAACTGGGTGAGCATGAACTGCCCCTCGGGGCTGTCGTCGATCTGCTCGACGGTGCTCACGATGCTGATCCCGAGGTCTCGGAGCTCCTTGATGAACCGGAGGCTCTCGGCCGTGTTCCGGCCCAGCCGGCTCAGGTTGTAGACCGCGACGACGTCGACGTCCCCGGCCCGCGCGAGCGCACGGAGCTGCTCGATGCCGCTGCGGCTGAACGTTCTGCCGCTGACGTCGATGTCCTGCACGACGTGCGTCTCCCGGAGCCCCTGCCGGCGCGCGTGGTCCCGCATCGCCTTCAGCTGCAGGTCGGGGCTGTGCAGGTCCTCGCGGCCCATGACGGCGCTGACCCGCACGTACAGGGCGGTGCGCTTCCCGGGGTTGGGGACGGCGGCGAGGCGGCGGCTCATCCGAGTCGCTTGACGCTCCGTGCGCGCTGCCGGATCTCTTGGAGGCGACGGAGCCTCTTGACGAGCATCGGGTCGTGCACGAGCGCGGCGGGCTGGTCGATGATCACGCGGAGGAGTTGGTAGTAGCGGGTGGCGGAGAGGTCGAAGGTGTCCTTGATGGCTTGCTCCTTCGCCCCCGCGTACTTCCACCAGCGGCGCTCGAACGCGAGGATCTGCCGGTCCCTGTCCGTGAGCTGGTCCGGTGCCTCATCTGAGGTCGGATTTCGGCAGGTCGCCTCGGCTCCGCCGGGCATGTCGGTCACGACGGCGACCGGACGGCGGAGGGCTGACTGATCCCCCGCTCGCGGCGGAGCGCAGCGACGAACACCTCATCGAAGGCGGGCGCGAGGGGATGCTGCAGCGCCTCATCCACACCGGCCCAGTAGACGTCCTGGCTCGGGTGGCTGGCGTCGACGGCACGCTCGTTCGCGGTCCACCAGTTCCGGCGCGCGGCGGCGAGGACCCCGACGACGGACCGGGGCAGCCCGGCGGCGAGGGCCCTGTCGATGTCGCCGGCGCCGCGGGTCATCGCCGGCGCCGTTCGAGGAGCAGGTCGACCAGGGCGAGGACGTGCTCCCGCTCCTTGCGGGTGAGCCGCTGGGCCCGACGCGGCAGGACGAACGGCTCGTCGGTGTCGCTGTCGCCCACCCCGGCGGCCCGGGCGACCCGCCCGAGCGGGAGGCTGAGGCCGCGGGCGAGGCCGTCGAGGGTGTCGTCTTCGACGCTGGTCCGCTGGCCCTGCTCGATGGAGTGGATGGTGCTGCTCGACAGGAGCCCACCGGACCTGTCGGCGACCTCCCGCAGCGACAGGCCCAGTCGGGCCCGCTCCGTCTTCACCAGCTGCTGCAGCGTCATCATCGTCGCCCTTCCTGCTGCAGACAGAGCCGTTCGTACTGCACACCCGGTCCCGAGTAGGGGCTCAGGCCAGCGTCCTGGGTCTTCTGCCGGCAGGAACGGTCACCGGAGGTGTTGTGCATGGCCCAGACGACGCTGATCACGATGAAGGCCACCAGCGCGAGCGTGCCCCACGTGAACCATCGGCGGATGCGCCGGTCCCGTCCAGCCCAGGCCGCCCGCTGATCGGGGGTCGGCTCGCTCGTCGTCATCAGGCCGCCCCCCACTCCTGAGCGGCACGGACCCGATCCTGCACCAGCGTCCGCTCGGCCCAGGTGAGACTGTCGGCGCGGGCTCGCAGGATCGGCACGTCGACCCACAGCTCCTCGGCCTGCTCCTCCTCATGACGGCTCCACAGCCGCGCCCTGACGTACGCGTCGAGCGGGATCAGCCAGCGGCTCGCGACGATCTCCGCCTCGAGCTCCTGCCGGCGCAACGACCGGCGGTCAGCGCAACCGGTGTGCTCAAGGTGATGGTGGGCGAGCTCGTGCGCCAGGGTGCAGCGCCGCTGGACCTGCAGCAGCCCGCGGCGGAGCAGGATCGTCTGGAGGTCGGCGAACAGCACCCCGTCGACGGTGGGCACGTCATGCCACCCCTGGGTGACGGTCTCCATGGCCCGGAGCGCATGCCACGGGTGGTAGACGGTCACGGCTGGGCCTTCGGGTTCTGGCCGCGGAACAGCTCGGCGAGCTGCCTCAGCTGGCTCTGCTGCTCGTCGGTCAGGCCGTCGAGCGGGAGGACTGGCCCACCATGCCGTCCGCGTGCGACAAGTTCACCGTCGCCCTCGGGGGCGCTGATGTGGTGGCGGTTCGCGGCGAGGCTGGCGATGGCTGCCTGCAGGATCTCGTCCGGGCTGACCCGGACCGCGATCGCCAGTTCCTCGCGGGTCTGCTCCCGCGGCAGGCTCTTCAGCCAGTAGCCGGGCTGCAGGTGCTGGCTCATCGTGGCGCGGGCCGGCGCGCCCCTCAAGGTGCCGTCAGGCGGCCGACACACGTCCCGGAGCTTCCAGCCGTTCTCTTCCATCCGGCTGTGCAGCAGGACTGTGAGCGGGGTCATGACGCGAGGGTCGGGACTGTCGCCGCTGATAGCAACTGCCCTCCTCCGCCGTGTCGTGTCCGTCGACCGGGACCGCTCCCGAACATAGTGCCGTGTCTAAATAACTTGGAAAACACGCAGGTCAGAGCGTTCATGCAGGTCACAGGCCGGAACCACACGACTGTCATTTCTTGACTTCCATCGGGACTGGTCCCACATTCTGATTCCGAGTTAGTTGACATGGAGGACGGGACCAGACACGATGCTCACACCCGAGAAGAGACGTAGGAGGCGGCGCGTGATGCAGCGGAAGTTCCGAGCCAACGCCAGTCGGATCGACCGCGTCATGGACGAGCTGTCGGTCAGCGCCGAAGCCATCGGCCGAGCCGCCGGCCACGCTGACGGCAGCTACATCCGCCGCATGCGCCGCGGTGACAAGCGGGCACAGAAGGCCACCCTGAAGACGGCCGAAGCGGTCTGCCGAATGCTCGGCAGCCTGCCCCTGGACTACCTCTTCACGGAGGTCGACCCCCGCACCGGGCACGACCTCGTCATGACCGCGGATTCCAAGACAACTGGATCGGAGGCGCTGGCGTCATGACCGCAATGCCGGCCGACCCGAACAACCCGCTCCTACGCCGCCTCGGCGATCCGCCTGGTCCGGATGAAGGCATCGGCGACGCCGAACGGGCCCGCCGGATGACCGCGGTCCTCGACCAGATCGACGAAGCCCGAGCCCGCAGAGAGCACCCGAGCAGGACCAGCAAGACCGCCTAGCAGCACAGACGGCTAGGGCCACGCACCGCCGGCCCACGGACTAGCCGCCGTCACCCGAGAGGAACCACCCGTGCAGACCATCACCCCGCCGGTCGCGCCCGTCGCCGACCTCCTCGACCTCCGCGCCCGACGCGCCGCGGCCAGGATGAGGCACCCATCGACGCTGGCGCGCCCGGCTGTCCTGACTCCGCAGATGCGCGCGTCGCTGATCGTCACCGTCGCCCGCACCTGGGACGCCCTCACCGACCTGTTCACCGGGCCGAAGGGAGCCGAGCAGGCCGAGCAGTGCGTCCTCGGACTCGCGGAAGCCCTCGTCCACCCCGAAGCCCGCGCCAGCCTCGGCGCCTTCGGGATGCCCGAGCTGCGTCGCCTCGTCGACCACCTCGACGCCGTCGAGCGCGGCGACATCAGCCACAAGGATCTCGAGGACTGCGGCTCCTACGACGAGGCCCTCGCCGACGCGCAGGCCAACGTCGACTTCGCGGTGTGGCCGCTCCTGACCGGCCGGCCGACCCGGGAGGCGTGCCGCGGCTGCCGCAACCGGCTGCCCGTGCACCAGTGGCGCACGCAGGTCGACTGCGACGACCACCGCGAAGGGCGAGTCCAGTGAACCTCGTTCCCGACGCTGAGGTCGCGTCCGTCCTCGTCTGCCTGGCGCCGCTCGACAGCCGCCTCGACCGGTACCGGCAGCGGCTCCTCACCCGCCGCGAGTTCGACGTCGAGGAGTGCCTCGACAACGGCTGGTCCTCCGGTGAGCGCCGACTGATCCAGCTCGCCGGCGTCCTGTGGAAGGGCGGCGGGCAGGTCGACCTCGGCTACATCGTCACGATGCTCGACGGTCCGTTCTTCCAGGCCGCCATGGACGCCATCGCGGTCCGCCGCCAGGAGGACATCCGCACCGACGGTGCCTCCGCCTTCGACCTCGCGGCGGCGTCATGAAGATCATCAGCCTGACCGCGGAGAACGTGAAGCGGCTGAAGGCCGTCCACATCGAGCCCGACCCCAGCGGCAACCTGGTCATCGTCAGCGGCGCCAACGCTCAGGGCAAGACCAGCGTGCTCGACAGCATCTGGCTCGCCCTCGGTGGCGCCCCGGCTGGGAAGGCGACCCCGCAGCCGATCCGTGACGGCGAGACGTACGCCAGCGTCACCCTCGACCTCGGCGACCTCGTCGTGACCCGCTCGTGGAGCGGCGACAAGCCAACGACGCTGAAGGTCGCGAGCAAGGACGGCGCGAAGTACAGCAGCCCCCAGACGATGCTCGACTCCCTCGTCGGGCGGCTGTCGTTCGACCCGCTGGAGTTCGCGCAGCAGGACCAGAAGAGCCAGCGCGCGACGCTCCTGTCGCTGGTGGACCTGCCCTTCGACCCGGACGAGCTCGACGCGAAGCGCCGCGGGATCTTCGACCGGCGTACCGACGTTGGTCGCCGTGCGAAGTCGCTGACCGGCCAGTTGGACGGGATGCCGCCGTACGACGACACCCTGCCGGCGGAGGAAGAGAGCCTTTCGGCGCTGCTCGACGAGGCACGGGTGGCGCGGGATCAGGTCGCCCTGTTCGACCGCATCGTCGCTGAGCAGGAGTCCGCCCAGCAAGCGTTCCTCGCCGCGCAGGACGCGATGGAGCGAGCGAAGCAGCGGATGAACGCTGCCGAGGACGCCTACAGCGAGTTCGACGCTTCGGCGCTGGTCGATCCGACGGCGATCGAAGCCCGGATCCAGGGCCTTGAGCAGACGAACCGAGAGATCCGCGCGCAGCAGCAGCGGCGGCTTGTCAAGGCCGAGCACGACGAGGCAGTCGCGCTGGCCAAGGGCCTCACAGAGCAGATCCAGGATCTGGACGCGCAGCGCACCGCTGCCCTCGCTGAGGCCACGATGCCGCTGCCCGGTCTGTCGTTCGACGACGACGGCGTCACCTACCAGGACGTCCCGCTCAAGCAGGCCTCAGCCGCCGAGCAGCTCCGCGTCAGCATCGCGATGGCCATGGCGCTGAACCCGAAGGTCCGGGTCATCCGCATCACCGACGGGTCGCTGCTCGACAGCCACAACCTCGCCCTCATCGAGGCGATGGCCGTCGAGCACGACTTCCAGGTGTGGGTCGAGCGGGTCGACGAGAGCGGCCAGGTCGGCATCGTCATCGAGGACGGGCAGGTCGTCGAGCAGACGACTGCGGTGTCGGCATGAAGACGGGGACGTGCGCGCGGGAGTACCAGCGGTGCGATCTGCCTGCCGGCGGGTTCCGCGGCACGTTCCCGGCTCTGTGCAGCAAGCACGCCCGGGCCCGTGTCGTCGGGATCGACCTGCTGCGGCGTGCACGGCGTAAGTCGCTGCTCGGCGGTGGCCGATGATCGTCATCCCGCTGCCCGACCCGCCCGTCGTGATCACCACTGAGCTCGCCCCGGAGCCGTTCGAGGGCACCGACGTCAACCCGCGCTGCCTCTGCGGCCACGACGAGCACCCCGACGGCACGTGCCCCAGGCGCTGCTGCGGCTGCCGCGAGAACCGGACCGCCTCATGAGACGCGCCCTGGTCGGCGTCGGCGCCTCGCTCGTCTGCATCGCCTTCACGGGCGCGCTGCTTCTGGCCTCGCACCACGGCGAGCAGCGCCGCTGCGCCTGGCTCGTCGCCCACCACTCACCCGCAACAGCCACCTACGACTGCACCACGACAGGAGCACCATGACCATCGCACTGAAGCCGACCCTGCCGGACGGCACGATCCGCTCACAGGACGCCGACCGCGACTTCCAGGACTGGGTCATGGGTCGGCCACTCACCCGACGGCTGTTGCTCGTCGAGGTCGAGGCCGGCGGGATCAAGGGCGACACGCAGGAGAAGGGCCGGATCACCGGCACCCGCTACAACGTCATCCACGCGGCCGAGATCCGTGACCTCCACGAGATCGACCTCAGCCGCCACCGGATCGCTCAGATCCGCGGCGAGGGCGGCTTCTACGCCAAGCAGCCCGCCCTGTTCGACGTGACCGACGCGGAGAAGCGCGACGCGATCCTCGACCTCATCAAGGACCACGCGTCCGGGCTCGACCTCCCGATGTCCGATGTCGACAGGCAGTGGGTCGACTACTTCGGTGGCGTCGAGAACGCGGCGTCCGAGACGGTCCAGGCGAGTCGCTCGCTCACGCAGCTGCAGGAGTTCGCCTACGTCTTCGGGGCGCTGGAGGACAAGAAGGCCGGCAGCGCCGACGAGGAGCCCGTCGACCTCGAGCCTGACAACGAGGACGGCGAGGACGGCGACGAGAGCCAGGACGACGCCAACACGGTCCCGCAGCAGACGCCCGCCGCGGCCGCCGAGAGCGACTCCGCTGTCGGAGGCGTCCCCTTCACAGAAGTCACAGAGCAGTGACCACCGTCGAAGACACACCCCGCGCCGCGCCACCGCCGCTCAGCACCCTGCCCAAGCTCCTGTCGACCCGCGGCGCCTACGACCCCCAGAACGACGACAACGACGGCCGCTGGTACACCGACCCCGACACCGACCAGCTCCTCGCCTCCGTCACCACAGTCCTCGGAGCCACAAGCAGCAAGCCGTGGCTCGCGAACTGGGCCGCGAAGCTCGCCGCCGAGTTCGCCGTCGAGCAGCACGCGCTCGTCACCGACACGATCGCCGCCGCCGGCCCCGCCGCCGCGATCGACCTCATCAAAGGCGCATCGAAGCGCAAGCGGGAAGAGGCCAGAGACCGCGGCACCTGGGTCCACGACGTCGTCGAGTGCCTCGCCCTCGACACGACCATGCCGGACTTCCCCGACGACGTCGCGCCCTACGCCGACGCGTTCATCGACTGGTTCTGCGAGTGGGAACCGACCTTCGTCGCGTCCGAGTGCACCGTCGCCGACCCCGCCCGCGGCTGGGCCGGGACCCTCGACCTGCTCCTGCACTTCCCCCGCTGGCCGCACCTCGGCCGGTGGCTCATCGACGCCAAGAGCGGCGCGAACCTCGACCACACCATGCCCATCCAGCTGGGCACCTATCAGCGGGCGCGGGAACTGTGGCTCCCGTTCGGGCGGAAGGTCCCGATGCCGCAGACCGACAGGTGCGGCGTCCTCCACATCCGCCCTGAGGGCGTCAAGCTCATCGACGTCACCGAGTACGCGACCGACGTCGCGTACGAGCAGTTCCTCAAGATGCGGTCGGTCCTCGACTTCCGCGAGAGCCTTCCCAAGCACATCGGCCGGGTCCTGTACCCGCCGCTGCCCGATGGCAGCCAGCCCCCGCCGATGCTCGAAGACCTCCCCGGCGCCCAGTGCGTCGCGATCCTCAAGGCCGCCGGGATCATCCGCCTCGACGACCTCGCCGCCTGCACCCGCGCCCGTCTCCTCGCCCTCAAGGGCATCGGCGACAAGAAGGCCGACGCGCTCGAGGAGTTCCTCGCGCAGCACGGCCGCAGCCTCAGGTCGGTGGCGGCATGACACTCCTCGATCGGCAGCGGCAGGGCGTCCGGCTCGGTGCCATCCGCATCGGGATCAAGGTCGTCAAGGACGGCAAGACCCGCCCGCAGAAGCTCAACACCTTCCGCCTCACGTCACCGGACCGGGTGAAGGTCGAGGCCGCCGCGCAGGTCTACGGCGGCGAAGTCCAGGCGTGGAAGCCGAACGACAACGCCGGGCAGCAGTGGGAAGTCGTCACGACCGTCGACCGGATGGACGTCCGGATCCCGCCCGGTGACCCGGTCGCGCAGGACTACGAGCTGTGGACCACGACCCGGCAGCGGCTCTGCGACGGCGTGACCGAACGCATGAAGGGCCGCGCGTGCCAGTGCCCCCGCGACCTGATGGAGCGGAAGGAAGCCGCGAAGAGCGGCGACGCCTGCAAGCCGATCACGCGCCTGAACCTGATCCTCGCGGACCTCCCCGGCCTCGGGGTGTGGCAGCTGTCGTCGACCGGCGACGCCGCCGCGGACGAGCTCGCCAGCACCGCCGAGTTCCTGCAGCGCGCCGGGGCGGGTGGCGTGATGCTCCCGGCCGTCCTGCGGCTCGAGCAGCGCGAGTCCCGCGGCTCCGGTGAGCTCCGCCGCTTCGCCGTCCCTGTCCTGGACGTGGCAGCGTCGATGCTGCAGCTGGAGACCGGCCAGTTCACGCCCGCCGGCCTGATCGGCAACGGCGGACCGAACCCTGGGCAGCGGGCTCTGCCGGCCGGGTCGGCACCGGATCCCACTGTTCCGAAGCAGATCGACGCTCAGGCGGCTCCTGTGGAGGAGCGGACGGTCGCTCCGCTGCCGCTCCCCGATGACCTGACGCCGCAGAAGCTCGCCAACCTGGCCAGGACCGCGACGCACAAGGATCAGGTCCGTGACTTGAAGCTCCACGCCCGCACCGTCGGGTGGCTGGAGGAGTTCGTCGACGACGCGCAGGGCGTGAGCGAGCCCCTCGACAACGCGCTGTTCACCGAGTTCGAGCGGCTCGGCGGTACGGCCTGATGCAGACGGTCGACCACTCCCCCCTGCGCAAGAACGCCCTCGCCACGTACCGCGCCGGACGGCTGCAGCTCATCGAGGTCGTGAGCGGCTGGGACCTGATCCCGGTCAAGGTGACGGCCCGGGTCGAGAGCAGCCGCGACGGCGGCGGGACGTACGCGGTCGACCTGATCGACGGCGTGTGGCGCTGCACGTGCCGGGTCGGGCAGCGCGGTGAGCCGTGCGCGCACGTCCACTCGGTGCAGCTGTGCACGACTGGAGTGCCGGCGTGACCGCTCTCACGCTTCCGGGTGTCATCGACCCTCGCCCGGAGGACCGGGCCGCTGAGGTGGGAAGTGGGGAACTTCCCGCCCCAGCGGCCCGGGTCATCGGAGTCGACCTGTCCTTGACAGGTACCGGGATGGCCGACGGCGAGAACACCTGGCTCGTCACCAGCAAGGGCACCGACAAGGACAGCCTCGCGCAACGCTGGATGCGACTGGGCCGGCTCGCCCGCGACATCTGCGGCCGCATCCCCACCGACGTGACGCTCGTCCTCATCGAGGGCCCGTCGTTCGGCAGCCGCGACGGGCACGCGCACGACCGCAGCGGCCTGTGGTGGCTCGTCGTGAGCGCCCTCCACAAGGCTGGCATCCCTGTGGCTGAGGTCGCGCCGTCGTCCCTGAAGCTCTACGCCACCGGCAAGGGCAACGCGAAGAAGGAACTCGTCGTCGACGCGACAGCCCGCCGCTATCCCGACGTCGTCACGGGGGCCGACTCGAATCGCTGTGACGCGCACTGGCTTGCCGCCATGGGACTAGCGCACCTGACAGGCCGGCACGTCGTCCCGACAGCGCACCAGCAGGCCATGGTCAAGGTCCGGTGGCCAGCATGAGGGCGCACTACCGCTCCCAGGTCGCGACGGTCGTTGCCGCCGCCGCGCTGTTCGTCTCCTTCTGCGCACTCATGGCCACCGGCCAGAACAAGGACCGCATCGCGCAGCTCGAGCAGCGGCGCTCCCCCCACAAGCTCGACGTCACCCGTCCAGACCCCGCGAGTGACGTCGACCCCCGCGAGCCGGTCCCGGCGCAGCCTGGCAGGTCACAGGCACCCCGAGGGCGGCTCTGCGCCCAACGGAACCGGGACCGGCTCGCGGCTCTCCATCACGGCTTACTGCTGGACCGGGAACCGCACCGCAAGTGGCCTCTGGCCGCAGGTCGGGATGGCCGCCGGCAACCGCTGGCCGGTCGGGACGGTCCTGCACGTGGAGGACGTCGGGACCGTCGTCATCCGGGACCACATCGGATCAGGCAGCGACCTCGACATCTACCTCGGCCGCGACGGCTGCGAACAACGCGCCCGCCAGTTCGGACGGCGCCAACTACGCGTGGAGGTCACCGGATGAGCGTCCAGCACGGCACCGTCGCCGGCTACAAGGGCTGCAACGGCGGAGGGCGCAACGCCTGCCAAGACTGCCGAGACGCCAACAGCATCCGGGCCGCCGAACGCCGCCGCCTCAAGGCCTACGGCCGCAACAGCCCGACGGACCGGGTCGACCCGACCCTCACCATCCAGGCGCTTCATCTGCTCGCCGCGATGGGGCACAACACCGTCGCGGTGCAGCAGCTCACGGGCGTCAACAACACCATCGTCGCGAGGCTGCTGCGCGACGAGGCCTCCTGGATCTACCGCGAGACGAAGGACCGGGTCTTGTGCGGCCTGTCGTACGCGCTGATCCACCCGGAGTGGAAGCGCGACACCTGGTACGTCCCCAGCAGACGGTCGTTGCAGCAGATCCACAGTCTGCAGGCGCTCGGCTGGCCGCTGAACACGCTGATGGGGATGCTCGGGTACCAGCAGGCCAAGCAGCCGGTGCCGTGGCGCCGGGACCGCATGACACGTCGCAACGCTGAGCGTGTCCAGCAGCTGTACGACGAGCTGTCCGGGACGAAGGGTCCGAGTCGCATCGCAGCTGCGAATGCCGCGCGCCTCGGCTGGCACACACCCCTGGCCTACGACGACGACGGGCGGCTAATCGCGGAGGCGATCCCGAACGATCTGAGCCGCGCGGTGGAGCGCCGGGAGGACCGGCAGGCACGGGCCGCGCAGGTCGAGGAGCTGACCGGCAAGGGATACAGCACGGCTGAGATCGCTGAGCGGCTCGGCGTCACCGACCGGACCGTCACCCGCGCCCGAGCAAGGAGATCCGCATGACTCAGGACCACGAGCAGTTGGCGCTCGACGAGATCGCCGTGCGGCCTCTCATCGCCGGGGAGGGCGCGACCATCAGCGAGCGGTTCGACTCCTTCCACCGGCAGAACCCGTGGGTGTATCAGGCGCTGGAGGAGCTGACGCGCGACGAGTTCGCCCGCGGGAACCGCCGGATCGGCATCGCGATGCTCTTCGAGGTCCTCCGCTGGCACTACGGCCGCCGCACCGAGGGTGACCAGTTCCGGCTCAACAACAACCTGCGGTCCAGGTACGCGCGTCTGCTGATGCACAACCACCCGGAGTGGGGCGAGGTCTTCACGACGCGCCACCTGCCCTCGGAGCGGGCCGCATGACCGGCACCGACATCGAGATCGCTTGGGCTGCGGGGATCTTCGAGGGCGAAGGCAGCATCGTCCACTACACCTACGAGGGCCGAAAGCAACGCCGGCTCACGGTCAAGATGACCGACGAGGACGTGGTGCTGAGGCTCGTTACGGCTACCGGATGCGGAGCGGTCACCGGACCTGAGCAGCGCCGTGAGGGCTGGAAGCCGATCTGGACGTGGAACGTCTGCCGTTGGGCTGAGATCGAGTACCTCCTTCAGGCATGGCGGCCGCTGCTGGGAGAACGGCGCCGCGCGAAGGCTGACCAGCTGCTCGCCGACCCTGCGCAGACAGTCGGTCGACCGCTACTGGACACCTGCACTGCCGGTCACGAGCGGACCGACGAGACCGTCTACATCAACTCCAAGACCGGCATCTGGCACTGCCGCGTTTGCCAGCGTGATCGAGCGGCCGCCAAGCGACGCGCGCAGGGTAAGCCGACCCGTCGGCAGCGGAGCGCCGCCTGATGGGCGATCAGAGCGCGATCGAGTGGACTGACGCGACGTGGAACCCGACGGTCGGGTGCACGAAGGTCAGCCCCGGCTGTGATCACTGCTACGCGGAGACGTTCGTCAACCGCTTCGCCGGGACCAAGGGGTTCCCGCTGCCGTTCGACCAGCTGCTGCTCCGCGACGAGTCGTTCCTGACCCTGCCGCTGCGCTGGCGGAAGCCGCGGAAGATCTTCGTCAACAGCCTCAGCGACCTGTTCCACCAGGACGTCCCCGACGAGTTCATCGCCCAGGTCTTCGCCGTCATGGCCCTCACCCGCCGCCACACATTCCAGCTCCTCACCAAGCGGCACGCTCGGTTGCGGTCTCTGCTCAACGATGACGACTTCCACGCGCAGGTCGCCGAAGCAGCCAGCGACGTCATGGGGTCGGGTGTTCGCGGGATCGAGGTCAACGGCGTCGGCGACGGGTGGCACGTCACCGGACAGGACCTCGAAGGCGCCAACATCTGGTCGCCGTCGTGGCCGCTGCCGAACGTGTGGCTCGGCGTCAGCGTCGAAAACCAGCAGTGGGCCGACATCCGCATCCCCGCTCTGCTCGCCACCCCCGCTGCAGTCCGGTGGATCAGCGCGGAACCGCTCCTCGGCCCGATCGACATCACCGGCTGGGCACCCGAGAACGACGACGCGCGCTGGCTCGACTGGGTTGTGGTCGGTGGCGAGAGCGGCCCGAAGGCCCGCGCGATGCGCCCCGAGTGGCCAGACAGCCTGCTCGACCAGTGCGGCGTCCTCAGCGTCCCCTTTCTTTTCAAGCAGTGGGGGAACTGGGCACCCACGGGCAAGGTCAGCGACCGGACGGTCATGGCGAACGTCGGGAAGAAGCGCGCCGGCCGGACACTCCGCGGACAGACGTGGGACGGGTACCCGCCTGACGGCACACCCGCCCGGATGGCCGCGTCATGAGCGGCCAGTTGTACGCGGTGCAGCATCGGGTGTGCGGGCACGTGAGCGCGACGACGACCGAACGGACTCGGGCGGAGAACACCCTCGCGCTGCTCGTCGGCGCGGGCTATCACCAGTGGCGCGTCCGGATCCTCGCCGCTGAGGAGGCCGTCGCCCAGGTCCTGACCGACACCGTGTGCGGCACGTGCAAAGTCGACCCGCAGCGCGGGCTGCTCCCCGCCGCGCAGGCCGCCGCCGCGTCCCTGCTCGGCGGTGGTCTCGCATGAGGGCCATCACAGTCAAGCAGCCGTGGTCTACGGCCATCGCCGTCGCCGCCGTCCGGCCAGACCTCGCGAAGCTCGTGGAGAACCGTGACCGGCCGCATCCGTGGCGCGCCGGCATCGGTGAGCGCATCGCCATCCACGCCGGGCAGACCTGGGATCACGACGCCGACGGTGATCCTCGTCTGCTGCGGCTGTGGTCGGCGCTCAGCGGATGGCTCGCGCAAAACCCGCTTGCGCAGCGGCGCGGTGAGGTTCTTGCCACCGCGGTCCTGGCGGACGTTCACACGTGCGACGGGTCGTGTTCTCCGTGGGCTGTGCCGGACGCCTGGCACCTCGTGCTCGTCGACGTCCAGCTGGTCACTCCGCCCGCACCGGCCCGCGGTGCCCTCGGCTGGTGGCAGTGGGAGGCGGCATGACGCCCGCGCAGCGTGTCCAGGCGGCCTTGACGGAGATCGCCCGGCGCAGAGTCGTGACCCGCGCCACGGCGACGTACGCCCCGACCGACCACAGACCCACAGGTCCGCAAGGCGCATGCTGCGCCGAAGGCGCCGGCGTCTTCGACACCCGGGGCGGTTGGCTCGCGACCGTCTGGGCCGACGACCAAGAGCGTCAGCGCCGACACGAGGCGATGAGTGACCACATCGCCGACAACGACCCCGCGCACGTCCTCGCGGTCCTCGACATCCACCAGCAGATCCTCGCGGCCGTCAACGAGTGGCTCCTCCCTCGACTGGACCGGCCCGCGTTCTTCACCGACCTGATCCGGGCCGTCCTCGACCTGTACGCCCCCGAACTGGAGACCACCGATGCCTAACACCGCGACCACCGCCGAGCCCGTCCTGCACGTCACGGCGACGCCCTACGAGTCGGCCATCTGCCCCCTCCCCAGCTGCGACGGCGAGCTGTACCTGATGTTCGAGGGCGGCTCACCGATCAGCGCCGGCGACACCTCGGACACCCTGGGCTTGGCGGCGTCGGCCCCGAACTTCCTGACGTGGAAGGTCGAGTGCCAGCACGGTCACGTCCTGCTGGTCCCGACCGATGTGACGGACGCGGAGGTCCGGGTCTTCGGCCGGTGTGACTGCAGCGACTTCGAGGACGAGGGCGTGCACTTCGGTCTGTGTGGCGTCTTCGACTTGGATCGGCTGCGGAAGGTCAGCGGCGTCGGCAAGGTCGACGGGGACCCGATCTGATGGCCGCCCACGAGCCCCAGAGTGCGGCCTCTGTTGCGCGTCCTGAGCGTGCGCCGTTAACGCAACCGGACACCGCAGCGGCCCGGACGAAGGTCGTTGGGGTCCGGCTCACGGAGGCCGAGTACGACGCCCTCTCCCTTGTTGCGGCTGTGCAGGGCGTGTCCATACCGGAGGTGCTGCGGCTCTCGTGGTTCCTCGTCGAACGCCTGGAGACCAGCCATGCCTGACCTGATTGAGTCGCGGCAGCGCCGCGAGCTGGACCGGCTCATGCTCACCATCCAGGCGCTTGACCACTTCGCGCACCTCGACTTCTCGTCCTACACCGGCAGGTGGTACGTCAGCGCCAACGTCGAGGTCGGCAACGGCGCGTTCCTCACCGGGATCACCGAGCACCGGGGCGACCCCTACGAGGCGGTGCGCGCCTTCTTTGAGCGCCTGACCAGCGTGCCGCAGGACGAGTACCTGGTGACGAAGTACTGCGGTCACAGGCGCGAGTGGCGCTGGAACGGCGCGGCCTTCCAGGAGTGCACACGGCGGGAGGTGGTCGAGCGTGGCTACGTCTGAGCCCACACCTGCGTCGTCTGTTGCGCCAACGCCAGGTGCTTGCGCCGACCCGTCGTGCCCGGTGCTGCACACAGACCCCGCCAACCCGATTCACCCACCGGACTACGAGCCGGGAGGCCCCTTGTTCGACAACGAGCACCCCGCATGGTGCAAGTGCCAGCGCGTCTGTGGCGGCGACCAGTGAGCGGGGACGCTGCGGCTTCTGATGCGTCGACTGGCCTGGTCATCGACTGCTTTGCTGGCCCGGGTGGCTGGGACGAGGGTGTTCTTCCGCTCGGCATCCGTCCAGTCGGGATCGAGTGGGACGAGGCCGCGTGCCTGACGGCTCGAGCCGCAGGCCACGCCCGCATCCGCGCGGACGTGTCGGTGCTGCCGACCGAGCCGATGGTCGGCAAGGTGACGGGCCTGATCCAGTCTCCGCCGTGCCAGGCGTGGAGCATGGCCGGCAAGCGCAAGGGCGAGTTGGACCGGCTGAACTGCCACACCCTCGCCGACCGCATGGCCGCGGGGGACGACTCCACCGACTGGACCTCCTGGGAGGACGAGCGCAGCCCCCTGGTCTGCCAGCCCGTCCGATGGGTCCGCGACCTCCGCCCCGAGTGGGTCGTGCTTGAGGAGGTCCCGGCGGTGGCTCCCCTCTGGGAGCACTTCGCCCTGATCTTCCGCCGCTGGGGCTACAGCGTCTGGACGGGTGACCTCAACGCGGCCGACTACGGCGTCCCGCAGACCCGGACGCGCCGCATCCTCATCGCCTCTCGGGTGCGCTCGGTGACGATGCCAGCGCCCACGCACGCTCAGAACCCGGCCACTGACCTTTTCGGTGGAGAGCTGCTCCCGTGGGTCACGATGGCTGAGGCGCTCGGCTGGGGCATGACGCGGCGGCCCTCTGTGACCGTCATGGCCGGGTCAGGGCGACAGGGAGGCGCTGATCCCCTCGACGGTGGCAGCGGCTCGCGTCAGACGCTCAGGAACGCCCGCGAGAGTGGGGACTGGGCATTCGTCTCGGCTGGCGTGACCGGGCAGGGTCGACCGAAGGACCCCGAGTCCCAGCCTGCCGACACGCTCACCGGCAAGGGCACGGCGTACTGGGTGCAGCGCGAGCGCAGCGGTGACCGCGCCGAGGAGGGATTCCTGGCGTCAGAGGAACCAGCGCAGTGCCTGACGAGCAAGGCGCGCTCGTGGACGGTCTGGCCCTACGAGCGCCCCGCGACGACGGTGGTCGGCTCGTACTGCCCCGACGTGATCAGCCCTCCGGGCTACCGGACGACCGTCAGCAGGCAGAACGCCGAAGGCGGCGTCCGGGTCACTGTCGCCGAAGGCGGCGTCTTGCAGTCGTTCCGGCCCGACTACCCGTGGCAGGGCTCGCGGACCAAGCAGTACCAGCAGATCGGCAACGCGATACCCCCGCGACTCGCCTTGCATGTGGCCGCTGAGGCCATGGGTGTCCAGGTGCCTGACGCAATCGAAGCGGGAGCGGCGGCATGACGACCAAGCACGCAAACGACAGCTCGGGTGCCGCTGGTGAGACACCGTGACGGCACCGCTCCGGGTCGTCGGGACCCCCGCCTACCGCGCCGACCTCATCCGGCAAGTCCAGGACCTCAACCGCATCAGCGCCGAACACCAGGCCCGCGCCGACGTCATCGGCGCCGAACGCAAAAGAGCCCTCGCCGAGCTCCGCGCCGACGGGATGACCTATAGCGAGATTGCCCGGGCGACCGGGATGCGGCGTGAAGACGTCCTCCGCAAGCTCGGCGTCAGGCGCAGCGGATGAACGAACTGCTGCAGCACCTCCGCGAGTACCGCTGGCCCCCCTGCATCGACGAGTACATCCTGCAAGGCGCCGTCCAGCACCTCCTCCGCGACCTTGAGCTCGAGCACAGCCGCGAAGCCGTCCTGTCACCCAGCGACCGGCCCGACTTCCTCCTCGCCAACGGCACCGTCATCGAGTGCAAGGTGGCCGGGACCGTCAGCGGCGTCCGGCGGCAGCTCGGCAGGTACATGAGCCACGAGCAGGTCACCGACGTCATCCTGATCACCCGCCGCGCAGTCCACCTCGCCGTACCGCGCGTCGTCCTCCCCAAGCCGTGCCAGGTCGTGTTCACCGGGGCGGTTTTGTGAGGACGTACGGCAGCCTCGTCTACGGCCACAGCAACGACAGCCCCACCTTCGCGCTCCGCACCGAACCGCACGTCATGATCCGCCTCAAGCGGCTGTTCCCCCGCGCCCAAGGCAGCCGCACCGGGCACCTGTTCATCCGGGCGACCCCCGAAGTCGCCCGCGACCTCGAATGGATCCTCGACCGCTGGCCCCTCGACGTCACGCCCGTCGCACGCGACCAGATCAGCAGCCTCGCCGGCCGGCACCGGCAGACCGAAGACGCCGTCCTCCACATTCTCGAAGGACACCGCCGCAGCCTCCACCTCCAACGAGAACCAGCCCGGCCCGGCCGCGACTACCAGATCCAAGCCGCCGACATGCTCCTCGCCACCCGCCGGCTCCTCCTCGCCGACGAAGTCGGTCTCGGCAAGACCCAGAGCGCCATCCTCACCTTCCTCGACCCCGACACGCTCCCCGCCGTCTTCGTCACCCTCACCCACCTCCCCGTCCAGATGCAGCGGGAGATCGCCACCGTCACCCCGTGGCTCACCACCCACGTCGCGAAACGCGGCACCCCCTACGACGTCGACACCGACATCCTCATCATCAGCTACTCGAAGCTCGCCGGATGGGTCGAGCACCTCAGCAAGGCCGACCTCGGGCTCGTCGTCTTCGACGAGATCCAAGAGCTCCGCCGCAACGGCACCAACCGCTACATCGCCGCCGCCCGCATCGCCGACCAAGCCCGCTATCGACTCGGGCTGTCCGCGACGCCCGTCTACAACTACGGCGACGAGGCCCACAACGTCTTCAGCATCCTCGCGCCCGACCTCCTCGGCGACCGCAGCGAGTTCCTCCGCGAATGGGGCGGACGCTCCACCTACGGCGGCAACACCCTCGTGTCCGACCCCACCGCCCTCGGCGCCTACCTCCGCGACCAGGGCCTCATGCTGCGCCGGACCCGCGCCGACGTCGGCCGGCAACTCCCCGACGTCGTCCGCGTCACCCAGCCCGTCGACGCGGACCTGAGCAAACTCGACGAGGTCCAGGTCGAAGTCGAAGACCTCGCCCGCCGCCTCATCGACGGGCCCTCGGACGAACGCTTCCAGGCCGCCGGGGAGATGGAGTGGAAGCTCCGGAAGGCCACCGGGGAGGCGAAGGCGCCGTACGTCGCCGCGTTCGTCCGGATGCTCCTCGACAGCGAACCGAAGATCGTCCTGTACGGCTGGCACCGCGACGTCTACGACCGCTGGCTCACGCTCCTGGCCGAGTTCCAGCCGCGGCTCTACACCGGCACCGAGAACCCCAGGCAGAAGCAGCTCGCCGCCGACGCGTTCATCGACGGTGACAGCCGCCTCCTCATCGTGAGCCTCCGCTCGGGTGCCGGGCTCGACGGGCTGCAGAAGGCCGCCCGCGTCTGCGTCTTCGGTGAGCTCGACTGGTCCCCCGGCATCCATCACCAGTGCGAAGGCCGGTTGCACCGCGACGGGCAGCCCGATCCGGTCGTCGCCTACTACCTCACCGCGGATGTCGGGTCGGACCCGACGGTGATGGAGGTCCTCGGCGTGAAGCGGGGGCAGGCCGAACCGATGCTCGACCCGAACATCAAGACGGTCGCGGTGCCCGATCAGAGCGCCGCCAGGATGCGGCGGCTCGCGGAGAGCTACCTCGACCGGCAACGCCGCCATCCCAGTCAGGCGGCGCTCGCATGACCAAGCTGACGTGTCCATCGTGTGGCTTCACGACCGCCCCCACGACTCTCGCCCGCGCTGAGTACGGCCTCAGCCAGCACAGCTGCGAACGGTACCGAACGAAGATCGCCGCCAAAGCCCGCGGTGAGGACCGCGCCCGCATCGACCGGACCCCGAAGCCGTGCCTGCACAAGGAAGCCCAGCACCAGCACGGCACCCACGCCTGCTACGTCCTCGACCGCTGCCGCTGCATCCCCTGCAAGACCGCGAACACGGCGTACGAACGCAGCCGGAACCGGCTGACCGCCTACGGCCGATGGCAGCCGCATGTGGACGCAGGACCGGTCCGCGCTCACGTCCAGGACCTCCAGAACGCTGGCCTCGGGCTCAAGCGCATCGCTGTGCTGTCCGGCGTGTCCAACGGTGCCCTGTCGAAGCTCATGTACGGCAAGCGGCAGCCCGACGGGACCCAGGTACCCAGCGTGCAGGTCCGCACCGACACCGCCGTCAAGCTGTTCCGCGTCACCGCCCACCCTGACCTGCTCGGGCAGACCGTGTGCATCCCCAGCAGCGGCACCATCCGGCGCCTCCAGGCCCTCGTCGCCGCCGGCTGGTCTCAGAGCAAGCTAGCCCGCGAGCTCGGGATGAATCCGAGCAACTTCACCGGCGTAATGGTCCGGCCTGAATGCCAGACCCGTACTGCCCGAGCCGTCAGCGACCTCTACGAGCGGCTAGCGCCAGTGCCGCCGCCCGAGGACAGCCACCGCGACCGGATCGCAGCCTCCCGCGCCCGCAACCGTGCCTCAGCCGCCGGCTGGCCGCCGCCGCTCTGGTGGGATCCCGAGGACCTCGACGACCCCACCTTCAGCGAGCACCTCCGCTACCTCAACGTGGAATCGAGAAGGAGCCATCACGACGTCGACCCGGTCGCCGTCGAGGAGGCGATTCGGGGGAACACGACCGTCACGCTGACGATCGCCGAGCGCCGTGAGGTCATCCGCCACCTCCATGCGCTCGGCCTCAATGACCAAGACATCCAACGCCGCACCGGCATCACCGACCGAACCTGCGTCCGGATTCGCCGCGAGCTCGACCTCCCTGCCAACCGAGCAGGAGCCGCATGACACCCCCCAGCGCCACCATCCCCCCTGACCCGAAGGAGGCCGTCTAGTGGCCCGCGACCACGCCCGGATCGGAACGTCCATCTGGCGAGAGGACAGCATCCGCAACCTCACCCGGCTCCAGCAGCAGGCCTACCTCCTCGTCCTCTCCCAAGACGACCTCAGCCGCTGCGGCGTCCTCGCCTACCGGCCCCGCCGCTGGGCCCAGACCAGCAGCGACGGCACCGAGAAGGCCCTCCGCCGCGACTTCGCCGGCCTAGTCCAGTCCCGGCACGTCGTCATCGACGAAGAGACCGAGGAGCTGTTCGCCCGCACCTACGTCCGGCACGACCGGATCCTCGCCCAGCCGCTCGTCGTCGCGGCCCTCGTCAACGACTTCCCGATGATCGCCAGCCCCACCATCCGGCTCGCGTTCCTCCGCGAGATGCGCCGCCTCTGGAGCCTGCTCGACCTCCCCGAAGGGGAACGCGGCGGGTGGCTCCTCGCCTTCGGGCAGTACCCGCAAGCCGCCCAGAGGGACACCAAGCCGGTCTGGCCGCACACGCAGTCGCCGCCCGCCCTGGCGAAGCTGGAGAAGGCCGTCAAGGGTGGTCTGCTCGGCCCGATGGTCGCGTCCATCTGCGCCGACGAGGTCGAACCCTTCTGGGAAGGCTCACCCGAAGGCATTCCCCAAGGCTTTCCCGAAGCCTCTGCCAGACCCTCTCCCAGACCCACCGGGGATACGCATGCGCGCGCAGGTGCCCCTACCCCAACCCCGTCCCCTACCCCAGCCCCGAGCCCCATCCCCCTCACGGCGGCTGACGCCGCCAGTTCGTCCCTCACCGACGATGAGAGCGAAGCTGCAGTAGACGTACCGCGCGCAGCCCGACGACTCGCATGACCGCCCTCGACCGGCACATCGACATGCCGAAAACCCGACCCCCGCTCCGCCACCGCCTCGTCGCCCTCGACGGCACCCACATCCGCTGCATCGACTGCCAGCAGACCCTCGACGTCGCCAACCTCCGCCCCCCCAAGCAGCCCGCCGGGACCGTCGCGCCACGCGACCCGCTCCCCGAGCAGACCTGCCCCAAGCACCCCGGCGAGTTCACCGGCGCCTGCCGCAGCTGCGCCGCCGACCGCCTCGAACGCAAACCCGACGACCCCCCGCCCGTCAGCCAGGTCCGCAACGGGGCCGACCCGAGCACCGTCCCCGAGTGGCAAGCCGCCAAGGCCGAGCTCGCCGCACGAGAAGCCCAACGCCGCCGCCAGCAACGCCAGCCCATGTCACCCCCCAGCCCCACGCTGGACACCGAACCGCAGGAGGCCACCCCGTGACGACGATCAGCGAGCAACCAGGCGCGCCCCGTCTCCCCCTGTGGCCCGACTCGTCCCGCGCCCCCAGCAGCACCCTCACCGCCATCGCCAGCAGCCTCGACCGCGAAGCCCAACACCACGAACGGCAAGCCAAGGAGCACGAGTCCCAGGCCCGAGACCACCGCGAGGCAGCGCAAGCCTGCATCCGCAGCGCCGAGCAGCACCGCACCGCCGCCGCCAGCCTCCCAACCACCATCGACCTCACCAGCCCCCGCTGATGGCCAAGACCACCCCGCTCACCATCGGGAAGCGCACCTACACCGACGAGCAGAAGACCGAAGCCCTCGCGCTCTACCGCGAGCACGGCCCCGCCGAAGCAGCACGCCGCACAGGCATCCCCACCAAGACCATCGCGAGCTGGGCACGCCGGACCGGCGAGCAGATGGATGCGGAGACTCCCGCCCGGCTGCTCCTGGCTGCAACGGTTGCATCCCTTGCAGCAGCGGAGAAGCGCGCGAAGATCGCCGACGCCATGTGGGACAAGCTCGCGGAGAGCCTCGACCGGCTCGGCAAGGACAGCACCGCGAACGCGCAGGAAGCGCGGGTCATCACGGTCCTGGCCGAGAAGGCGCAGCTGCTGACTGGTGGCGCGACGACCAGGGTCGAGGTCGGGGACGTGGCGACGCCGGATGGCCGGTTGGCGACGGTCCACAACCTGCGGGATGCGGTGCAGCGCAGGGGTGAGCGGGCGGAGGACACGGGATGAGCGGGTTCCTGCTCGGGTTCGTGACGGGCGCCGTGCTGCTCGGGACGGTGCTGGTCGTGTTCGGTGTGCTGCGCCGGCACCCGGCCCGGCCCACGGCGCTGGCTGTGGTTGGTGAGGGTCCGGAGCTGGTCCGCGCGCACCCCCGCTCCTGCCACTGCCGCGGCACCGGCGTCGTCGACCCGACAGCGAGCCCAACGAGGCCGTGCCCAGTCGTGTGGCGGCCCCGCGTGCTCATCGTCCCGGACCGGGTCGGCCGTGTCCCTCGAGCAGGCACCCGATGACGGTCGTCGACTGCACCACGATCATCGAGCGCCTCGCGAGCCTCGACCTCAGCGGCGGCGCGACGACCCGGGAGCGCCGCAACGCCCGTCGCGTCTTCCACCGCCTCGCTGAGCAGCTCCCGGCCGGGACGGTCGAGCGTGCGTGGGACCTGGACCTGCTGACGGTCGAGCAGCACGACGCGGCGGTCCGCTGGCGCCGCAGCCAAGGCCTCGAACCATGACGGTGTCGGTAGCCGTGCGGACGATCAGCGCATGAGCCAGATGCAGCAGACCTGCCCCTACCCGCAGGTCCTCGACGACCTCGTCTCGCGGCTGACCTACCGGCCCGGCTGGCAGGTCCGGCTCGAGGACCTCGACCGCGGCCAGGGCAGCACAGGCCTGACCCTGATCATCACGACCGTCGGCTACGACAGCTACCACCCGGACCGTGGCCAGACCTACCGGGTGCAGCACTTCATGCCGGTCCCGCCCGCCGCCTACGACGAGCGGTCATGGCGACGCTGGCTGCTGGACCAGTTCCTGCTGGTCGAGCGGCACGAGGCGTGCGAGTTCTTCACCATCGACGGCGAGAAGCCCTACGCGCCGCACCACGGACCAGGGAACGACCCGTACATCGTGTTCGACCACGGCACTGCGGATGACGTGGCGACGTCGTACCTGGGCGTCCGGACGTGACACCCAGGCAGGCGTACGCGCTCGCTCACCCGATCGGCCGCGCCGACGGCTCAGCCCTCACGATGCGGCCGTACCTGGCCAGCCGCCGGCACCCGACCGGCGTCATCCTCAAGAGCATCCTGGCGGTGGACCGTTGACAACGTCTGAACGCCGGCCAGCCCGTGTGGCACGTGTCGGTGAGCGCCTGGTCAGGCGCCCAAGGGGAACGCAGGTCGCGGGCGCCGCAGCTCGTCGAGCGGGAAGCTGTGAAGCTCCTCCGCGGTGTGGGTGGCGACGTCGAGTGGTGGCTCCACAACGACAAGGCCGCCGGCTTGCCGGTCGGGCATCTGCGGGTCCCGCTCACGCCTGGGGAGGTCGCGGTGCTGCCCGCGGGGTGTGCGCTGCACGACGCGGGCGAGTCCGGTCCCGAGCGGCCACGCACGCGGTGAGCCGATGAGCCGCCGCGGCCCCGCCGATGACGCGTTCGAGGTGACCTGCGCCATCCTCGTCCCCCTCCTCACCGTCGCCTTCTGGACCTTCTGCGCCCTCGCCTGCGCAACCCCCGGCGACGACCCGTACGGCGACCTCGCCGTCTTCACGTTCGTCGCCGCCATCACGCTGCTGGTGATCGTCCAGTGAGCCTCGTCGACGACCGGATCGTCCTGCCCCTCACCAAGACCCGGCAGGCCGCGCACCTCCTCTGCCAGACCGTGTGTGCCGGCCGGGCGCATCACCGGTCGTGCCTGATCCCGGACCTCGCCCGCCGTGAGCTGCTCCTGACCGGCCCGGACCTGACGGATGTGGTCCTGCCGGACTGCCGCGACGAGAAGTGCGTCGCCTGCACCGGCTGCGCACACGCCTGCCATCGGCACCACAACCGGCCGACCGCCGTCGTACCGTCAACGTCATGAGCAACACCGGGACCGTGGAGGCCGGTGCGTGCCGTACCTGCACCCACTGGAAGCCGCCGCCGTTCGACGACTGGTCATTGTCGATACGCCTCACTCGCCTTCCAGATGAGGCGGCCGGCGACGAGTACCACTGGGACAGCGCCCACAACGAGCGGGTACGTCGCGCCGAGCAGCAGTACGGGCAGTGCCAAGCCATCGGCCTTCTGGATAGCGACGAGGCCTATGAGGAGCGCGCGCTCCCACCAGCATTCACGCAGGACGCGAGCAACTACAGGGCCGCGCTCTACACCCGCGCCGAGTTCGGATGCACCATGCACGAGGCGCGTGAGGACCGTCCCACGTGAGCTGCGTCTGGTTCCTGCCGCTCGGCGCTGAGCCCATCGCGCGCCGCGGTGAGGAGCTGGTCTATGCGACCGAGGACGGCGTCGGACAGGCACAGCCGCTGGGCGGCGTCGACGTTGCCCTGCCATGGCGGGCACAGGACCTCGAGGTCATCCCGCCACGTGAGGGCAAGTCGTGAGTCGTGGCTGACCGCGGTGCGTGCGTCGGCCGCGCCTACCTCGAGCGCGGCCAGCCGGTGACGGTCGAGCGGGGCTGGCGCGGCAAGGGCCCCCGCAACGTCCTCATCCGACGCGCCGACGGCAGCCGCGTCGTCCGGCCCTTCCGAGGCCTCCGTCGCACACCGGTGGCACCCTCCAGCACGTGACGGCCATGGCGGTCCTGCTCGTGCTCTGCACGATGCTCGCCGTCGTGCTCCTGGTGCACGCGGCACCCACAGCAAGGAGCGGCCGTCGCCTCTCCCTCGGGAGCAGCGCCCCTGCCCGCGACGAGCGGCTGTGGTGGCCAGAACCGGACGCTCCCGTACCTCGACGCGACGCCCGCGCGCACAACCCCGAACACTTGACGAGACGCCCTCGGCCTCACCAGCCGGGGGCGCCGTCACGTCCGGAAGCGCCCGTTTCGTTGTTTCACGTGGATCGTGCCGTGTCCCGCTGCACACTGGACGCATGCGGACGCGCGACGACGTCGAGAAGGAGATGCTCGACGCCCTCGCCGACGCCTACCGATGCGACGAAGCCGACGACGAGGTCGGCGCCGAGTTCGCCCGCGAGACCCTGTGCCGGCTCGGCGACGAGTGGCCCACCATCCCGCAGACCATCCCGCAGCAGCGACCAGCCGCAGAGGCATGACCGCCGATCCCCTCGACGCGCCACCCGCCGCGCTCCCCTTCGGCCCCGGGCATCCGCTGTGGCTCACCGACGACGAGATCACACTGCTCACCGACGACGAATACGGCGTCTACTGCGACATCCTCCGCGCCGAAGCAGAAGGCCTCGGCGCCCCCATCGAAGGCTCCCCTGGGCAGCTCGCTGATGAGCTCGGCGGCGCCGACCTCCACCCCCGGCACCTCCGCCTCGTCGACGACGCGTACATGCGGATGGAACGCGGCGAGGTCAAACGCACCCTGATCGTGATGCCGCCGCAGCACGGCAAGACCACCCGAACACGCTGGGGCAGCCTGCACCGGTGCAAGAACAAGCCTGAGCACCGGATCGTCGTCGCCTCAGCCGAGCTCGACCTCGCCCGCGAACACACCCGCTGGGTCCGGAACAAGCTCGAAGAGAACACCATCCGGCTCGGCCTCAACACCGCCCGCGACCGCCGCAGCGCCCGCGCCTGGGACCTCGAAGGGCACCGCGGCGGCATGTACGCCGTCGGGATCGGCGGTGCCCTCACCGGCCGCCCCGCCGACCTCCTCGTCCTCGACGACCCCGTCAAGGAGTCCAAGGCCGTCGAGACCGTCGAGCAGCGCAACGCCATGTGGACCTGGTTCACCGAGGTCGCCCTCACCCGCCTCGCCCCCGGCGGGCAGGTCGTCGTCATCATGACCCGCTGGCACGAGGACGACATCGCCGGCCGCATCCTCAAAGGGCAGGAGGGGTCCGACTGGCTCGTTCTGCACCTCCCCGCGATCTGCGACGACCCCCCGAATGATCTCCTCGACCGGGAGAAGGGCGAGGTGCTGTGGCCGGGCCGGTACGACCTGGGCGAGATCGAAGGGAAGCGGAAGAGCCTCGGTAGCCGCAGCTTCGCCGCGCTCTATCAGGGCCGGCCGGTGCCGCCCGGCGGGACGCTGCTGCAGCGGCACTGGTTCCATCAGGAGCAGGACTGGCCCCGGGCCGGGAAGGCACTCCGGTACATCGACTTCGCCGCGACCAGCGCGGATGAGGGCGGCGATCCGGACTGGACCGTCGCGGCGCTCGTCGCGCTCCATGAGGGGCGCTGGTGGATCCTCGACATCGAGCGGTGGCGGGAGAGTCCACACGGGCAGAAGCAGCGGCTCATCGCGCTGCGGAACCAGGACGGCCGCAACATCCCGATCCGGGCCGAGCAGGAACCGGGGTCGAGCGGGAAGCTGTTCGTGTACGACCTCGCGACGACGGTCTACGCCGGCTATGACTTCCGGGCCAAGACGAGCACTGGCAGCAAGCTGCTCCGGGCGGGTCCGATGCTCGCGGCGGCGGAGGCGGGGAACGTGACGCTCCTCGATGACGGGACGGGCGACTGGGTGAGCGACTTCCTCGCTGAGGCGGAGTCGTTCCCGTTCGGCAGCCACGACGACCAGATCGACGCTGTCGCCGGTGCGATGGCGTGGCTGACGGGCCCGGTGGATGAGCAGCTGGTGCAGCGGGGACGTTGGTCGCAGACGCGGTCGCGTCGCTGACCGACCGCATGCTGTGCGGCGTCACGATGATCGGATTCGAGGAGGAACGGTGCCCACTGCGAAGCAGAAGGCGAAGCTGCCGCCAGGGTTGCTGAAGGCGATCAGCAAGGGCAAGACGGGGGCGGTGAAGAAGTCGGCCGCGAAGAAGGGGAAGCGCGGCAGGTAGGGCGGTCGGGCGCGGCGGCGAGGGGTTGGTGCTGCTGCGCCCGTACCGTGTCCCGCGTGACACAGGACGCGCCCATCAGCTACCCGCCCCTCGTCATGGTCGAGTGGGTGGACGCGACCAACGTCGCGGAGTGGGTCCCCCTGGACGAGGTCAGCGACTGGGCGAGCTGCGGCGGATGGGTCTGCCGCAACGTCGGCTATCTCGTGCACGAGGACGACGAGTGTGTCGTCCTCGCCGCGCGCATCGCCCTCGCGGCGGAGCCCGTTCAGGTCGGACTGTTCGAGCGCATCCCGAAGGCCATCATCTCTGGCCGCTGGACGCTGACCGCGCCAGGTCACGCAGCGGTGGCCTGAGCCGTGTACGTCGACGCGCTCTACCACTGGAGCCCCCGAGAGCGGCGCAAGCGGATCACCCGCCACGGCCTCCTGCCACGGCGGGCCCTCACCTGCAGCAGCGGCAGCGACGACGAACCCGAATGGCGCCAGCCGGCTGTCTGCCTGTCGAGCGCACCGTCGACCGCCTGGGGACTGTCCGGCGGGATCTTCGGACAGCCCGGTCAGGTCTGGGACCTCTGGCAGATCCGTCTCCACCCTGACGACGCGGTCCACACCGTCCCGACCTGGGGTGCGCTGATCCAGGAGTTCCGCGTCGCCAACCGCATCCCTAAGTCCCGCTGCTGGTGGGTCGCCGAGAGGACCGTCTGACCGTGCGCACCTTCATCCAGGACCAGTGGGCACCGCTGTCGCATAAGACCGCCGCGTTCGGTGACGGCACCCAACGACCAGGCGGCCCCAGCTGGGTCCCGCCCGAGGAGACCCGGCGCCTGTCCGCCTACGACGTCCTCGCGGCCTACTGCAACAACGTCAGCCGCTACTACCTCCCCCTCGACTTCACCGACCCGCAGATCGCGAAGTACCGCGAGTACGGCGACGCCCACCGGCTCGTCCTCGCCGCCCGCAGCGCGCTCCTCGGTGACGAGCAGGCCATCCACGTTCCCGGCACCGAAGAGGACGACGTCCCCGAAGGTCAGGCGCAGCCTCCGGAGGTCCTGCGGGCGCAGGCCGCGAAGGCCTACCTCGACAGCTGGGCCATCGCGGAGCGGCTGTGGCTGGAGCTGCTCGATGCGGAGTACGACACGCTGCGGCTCGGCGACGGCGTCTGGACCCTCTACTGGGACGCGGAGAAGAAGCGCCCGCGGATCGTCACGTACGACCCGGGGTTCTACTTCCCGGTCCTGGAGAGCGGCAACGGCGACTTCCCCGACAAGCTGCATGTGGCGTGGGAGGAGAAGCTCCCGGGCGCCGGGAAGATCGAGATCCACCGGCTGACGTGGGAGCTCGCACGGATCCGGCCGGCGCTGGACCCGGCAAGGGACGTCGGCACGCTCGCTTACCTGTACAGCAATGATGGGACGCCGGTTCTGATGGACGGCGACACGTACAGTCCCGCCACCGGGATCCAGCGGCAGTACCCGTGGAACGTCGACGAGAAGGGCGAGCCGGTCCGGTCCGGTGTCACGTGCTTCTTCACGCACGCCGTGTTCGACGCCAGCAAGACCAAGGGCACGCTGATCGACTTCACCGAGCCGATCCGGTACGAGCGGGGCGCGCACAAGCGGGATCTGCGCCTGGACTTCCTGCCAGCCGTGCACGTCCCGAACACCCCGGCCCGGCGGGAGCACTTCGGCCAGTCGCTGCTGCTGCACCCCGCCCAGGGCCTCGATGACCTGAACGGCACCCACTCCGACCTCGCCGAGAGCGGCGCGCTCGTCGGGAACGCGACCCTCGTCACGAAGGGCGCCCCCGGCGACCTCGAGCTCGGGCAGCCCGGGTCGCACCTGAACCTCCCCGACGGCGGTGATGCCCGCTACCTCGACGTCAGCAAGAACCTCGACGCGCTCCTGAAGCTCGAAGACCGGCAGCGCGCCATCGTCAGCGAGAACAGCCGGATCAGCCCCGCGACGCTCGGCCGGACCGACGGTGCGAACAGCGTCAGCGGCCTCGCCCTCGCCCTGTCGTTCTCCCCCACTTCCGAGCTCGTCCGGGAGCTGCGGATGGTCCGGAACGCGAAGTACCCGCTGCTGCTGCGGATGGTGCTGCGGATGGCGCAGGCCGCGAAGCAGCTCGACCCTGGTGCGACGCCGCCGGCGGAGATCGTGTGGGGCTCGTTCCTGCCGGCCGACAAGCAGCAGGCCGTCACGCTCGTGTCGGCGGCCATCAAGGGCCGCGCGATGAGCACCCACACCGGCGTGCTCTATCTGCAGGCACAGGGCTTCCCGATCGACGATGCGGTCGCGGAGGTGACGCGGATCCAGAAGGAGAACATGGAGGCCGCGAAGCTGCTGTGGGACGCGACCGGCGACGAGACGGCAGTCGCGACGTACCTGGGGATCGACCTCAGCGGCGCACCGACCCGCACCAACCCGCCCGCTCCGCCGGCGTAGCGCGTCCGGGCGTGTTCCTACGCTGCGGCCATGCTGAAGCGCCCCGTCCTCGCCCAGGCCCTACCCGCGCCGCTGCTCGTCAACGGCCTCACCATCGGCGAACTCCTCGCGTCGAAGCGTGAGCAGTTCGGCGGCGCCCGGATGGGACCCGACGACGACAAGACGTTCACGCAGGACGACGTGAACCGGCTGACCGCGGAGGCCCGTGACCGCGGGAAGCGAGAGGCCGCCACCGGCGCATCCGAGGAGGCGAAGCGGGAGGCGCACCGCGACTTCCTCAAGGCCGCCGGTCTGCCCGAGGACACCAAGCCTGAGGACGTCGGGAAGGCGCTGAAGGCCGCCCGCGACAAGGAGCTCGAGCAGCTCGGCGAGGTCGAGCGTGCGAAGCGGGAGGCCGACGATGCGAAGGCTGAGCTGCAGCGGGAACGGGACTCGGCGGCGCAGCGCGAGACGGAGCGGGCGGCGGAGCAGTTCGAGGAGCGCCTCACGAACCTGATCGAGAAGGCCGGTGCCGGCGCCCAGCATGAGCAGGACGCCGACAAGAAGGCGAAGGAGGTCGCGCGGGTCCGGAAGCTGCTGTCGGTGGATGTGAAGGTCGGCGCTGACAGCGACGCGATCCGCAAGGCCATCGACGAGGTGAAGGTGGAGTACCCGGAGCTGTTCCCGACCGGCGACGGCGAGGGCGGTGGGCTGCCGGATGGGCGGCCAGGCAGCGGTCCGGGCACGCAGCGGCAGGCGCCGAAGAGCAAGGTCGCGGAGGGCAAGGCCAAGGCCATCGCGATCGGCTGGACGAAACCCGACGCGCAGGCCTCCTAGCCGCGCTCGACACGCCGAGCGTCCTCTGTCCTGCTGCACGCTGCACACAGGTGTGCGTAACCTGTGGAACCAACAGCGACTGCGGCTGAGACAGCAGGCGACGGCAGGAACCTTCTGACCGTGGGACCACCGAGCAGCACCGGACCCCCACGACAGGACGGATCCCATGGACCTCTCCCCGCAGAGCACGACCGTCACGACCCTCGAGAACCGTGACTGGCTCGGCTCGGCCCACGGCACCGAGTCGACGGACACCATCACCCTCGACCTCGCCCTGTTCACCGAGGCGGTCCACTACCCCAACGGGGAGATCCTCTCCGGGACGGTGCTCGCGAAGAAGACCAGCTCCGGTCTGTACGGCCCGTACTCCGGGACGACGGAGGAGGTCCAGACCATCACCGAGGGCGGCTCCGGCCTCACCTCCTACGTCCTGCACTTCGACGGTCAGGACACCGCCGCCATCGCCGCTGCCGCGACGGCCGCGCAGGTCCGGACGGCCCTCGAGGCGCTGAGCAACATCGCGCCGGGCGACGTCACGGTCACCGGCTCAGCGAGCGGCCCCTACACGGTGACGTTCGGCGGCCAGTACCTCAACACCAACGTGCCCGCCATGACGGCGACCCCGACCGGCGGGTCCGGGACGGTCACCATCGCGACCTTCACCGCCGGTGGCGCCGAGGGCAGCAGCGACGGGCTGCAGGTCGCCAAGGGGCACCTGTTCAGCGTCATCCAGGTCCGGAACCCCGCCGGAAAGGCCGGTGCGGCGCTGCTGCGCCACGGCAAGGTCCGGGTCGCGAAGCTGCCGCCGAACAGCGGCTACGACCCGGCGGTCAACGCCGACGTCCCCAACATCATCTACATCTGAGAGGCCTGACTCATGCTGGTTACCGACCTCACAGACCTGGCGATCCTCACGGGGGCTGTCCGGGAGATCGACCCGCCGGTCGACTACACGCTCAACGGGCTGCTGCCCGACGACACCATCAACGACGTCGAGTACAGCACCCGGAAGAGCACCGTCAGCCGCGGCGAGGCCGAGTTCCGCGCGTACGACGCGGAGACGCCGATCGGGCGCCGCCGCGCGACCGTCACGACCGGCCGGCAGCTGCTCCCGCCGCTGGGGACCAAGTTCCTCATCGGCGAGTCCGAGCGGCTCGCGCTGCAGCGCGCCCAGGGCATGAACACGCAGGCCCTCGAGAACAGCATCTACGACGACGCGAAGTCCGGTGTCATCGGGATCCGCCGCCGCATGGAGCGGGCCCGCGCGCAGGTCCTCTACACGGGGAAGTTCACCCTCGTCGACGAGAACGAGCTCACCCTCGAGGCCGACTTCCTGGTCGACCCCGACAACCTCGACGTCGAGCCGGCCACGCCGCTGTCCGACCCGGACCTCGACCTGTACGGCTTCTTCGAGACGCTGATCGAGCAGTACCGCGACAGCAACATCGGTGGGCAGGCCCCAGGCCGCTTCACGACGTCGCGCCGCGCGGTCAACGCGATGCGCGCGAACAAGCAGGTCATCCGGAGCATCTTCGGGCCCCTCGCGACCGAGGGGAACGTGACGGTCTCGCAGCTGTCGCAGGCGTTCGTCGACAACGACTTCCCGCCGATCAGCCAGTACAACACGCGGGTCGACGGGGAGTACCTCATCCCGACCGACCGGATGATCATCACCCCGACGGACCCGCGGGACCTGGGCCGGACGGTGTGGGGCATCACCGCGGAGTCGCTCGAGCTCGTCGGGTCCAACGCGGTCGACATGACGCTCGCCGACGCTCCCGGGATCGTGGCGGTCACCCTGAAGGAGGGTGACCCGGTGCGGATCTGGACGAAGAGCGCCGCGGTCGGCATGCCGGCGCTCGACGACCCGACCCTGCTCATGACGGCGAAGCTGTTCGGCTGATGCGGACGGCAGCGCGGTCGTTCGTCCTGAGCGACCCGGAGACGTTCGAGTCCCGCTTTGTGAAGCGGGGCGCGGAGGTCACGGACGCGCAGGCCGAGCGGGTGAGTCCGCATCTGCTGGTGCCGCTGGAGACCGTCCAGGCGCCGGCTACCCCTGCTGCTGCTCCGCCGGTCGAGCAGGAGAAGCTCGACGAGGCGGAGCGGCAGAAGCAGCTCGCGGAGGCTGACGCGGCGGAGGCGCAGCGACTCGCGAAGGTTCTCGAGGGCAAGGTCGACGCGGTCAACGACCACATCACCGAGCACCCGGAGGACCGGGACGCGCTGCTCGCGTTGGAGGCGCAGGCGGAGAAGCCCCGCAGCGGGATCACGGAGGGGCCGCACGCGGCTCCGCCGGTCGAGCAGTAGGACCAAGGGCGCGGCGGCCCGACCAGGGAGCCTGGTCGGGTCGCTGTCATGAGAGGGGCTGGGCATGAGCACGACGTTCCGACTGGCTGAGCTGGCCAACGTGCCCGCCGGTCGTTACCGGCTCGACACCGCCGCCGGGTCGACGACGCCGGCGGCGGATCTGTCGCTGACGGAGCCGCTGCTGCGGGTGAAGCGGGGCCATCAGCCGGGGCCGGTCCGGTCTTCGACGGGCCGGACGGTGTTGTACGGGAAGCGGCTGGGGGTCCTTGGCCAGGTGCTCGCGACGGTGACGTTGTCGGCGGACGCGACCATGGCGGAGCCGACGCCGGTGGGTCAGGCGGCGCTGGACGCGGCGGTGAGCACGGCGGTGGCGGGGTTGGTGAACGGGGCGCCGGGGGCGCTGAACACGCTGGAGGAGCTCGCTGACGCCCTCGGGGATGACGCGAACTATGCGGCGACCGTCGCGGCGGCGTTGGCGGCGCGGCTCACGACGGTGAGCCACGGCAGCACGGCAGGGACGGCCCGGCCGGCGTCGGCGCTGCCGGTGCTGTGGATCGGGACGGTCGCGCCGACGAGCGCGACGGCACGGGACCTGTGGCTGGATGAGACGACGCCGGCGCTGCAGCGCACGGACGGGTCCACCTGGACTGCGCTGGGAGCGGGCACCTCTGTTGCGTCAACCGTGGTCGCCAAGACAGCCGCCTACGCCGCCGTCAACGGAGATGTCGTCCTGGCCGATGCCAGCGGCGGCGACTTCCCGGTGACGCTGCCAGTGCCCACGTCTGGCGGGAAGGTGACGGTGAAGAACGTCGGCGCATCCGGCACGGTCACCGTCGCGCCACACGCGGCCGAGAGCGTTGAGGGCACCAGCAGCTACGCCATCGCCACACAGCACCTGTCCCGCGATTTCCTGTCCGACGGCACCGACTGGTGGGTGGTCTGAGATGTCCTACAGCCCGAACGGCGCGACCGACATCCGCCTCCCCGACCACTCGTTCGACTACCCCGGCGGCCCTGGATGGCTGATGAGCTGGGAGGTCGAGTGGTCCGGCGGGCGACTGAACATGCCGCACAGCCTGCTCGGCCTCCGCACGCTAGAGATGGAGATCAAGCTGCGCGCGGGCGTGATCGACTCCGTGAGCGCCCACGAGGGCGCAGCCGCGACCGTCATCGACATCGGACACGCAGCCAACGGCGTCTGGAACGACCAGGCCGGGGACTCCGGGAACGCCAACGGTTCGGTCGTGACGGCAGGTCACTACTCGCTGGTGGTCTACCTGCCCGGCGAGACCGAGCGGGCTCTGCTTTCCCCTGTACTGCCGGACGGGATGCTGTTCGCGCCGCCAGACTCAGCTGGCGGTTCCCAGCTCGCATGGATCACCGACAACGGGTCGCGTCGAGCTCTCGCCGCCGGCAGTGAAGAAGGCTCCGCGGTGACGCTCACCGATGCGGCGGCGCTCGCGGGCAGCGGCAACGGGATCTACTGGCAAGTCGGGGCCGTCGACGGCGACAACACCCAGGGCTTTGTCGTCACTAGCGGCGACAACGGGGCGCACGGCTTGGAATTTCGGGGCGACGGGGTGCTCAAGATCGACGGCGTGGATGTCCTCGCGGCGATCAGGGCGCGGCTCGACGCCCTTGAGACGCCCTGACGCGCAAGCAAAGCGCAGGCTGCTGGATCCGACCCGAGCACATCAGCCGAACGGGTAGATGCGCACGGCAAGTAAGCGGGATACGGTCCCCAGCGTCTCCCAAAACGGAGACGGCCCCGCCAGGTGGTTGCACACCTGACGGGACCTAAGGACACCACCCACATGGAGGTGGCGGCCATGCCGTCATACGCTACTGCCCTGCTCCCCGCCGGTCTCGTCGCCGGGGACATCCCCAACCTGCGACCCGAAGACCAAGCCATCGCCGGCTTCTTCAGCCGCATCCGAAACGAGAAGACCGCCCGGCTCTACAAGCACGACCTCAAGGTCTACCTCAGCTGGTGCGCCGAGCAGAACGTCGACATCCTCAACGTCCACCCCGTGCAGGTCGAGCTGTACCTCCGCTGGCTCCAGCAGTCCGACCTCGCCGAGTCGACCATCAGCCGCAGGTTCGGCGTCGTCGCCACCTTCTACCGCCGCGCCGTCCGGGACCGGCTCATCACCTGGGACCCGACAGCCGACATCGAACGCCCCGAGGTCGACTACGAGAAGCAGCACCGGACCTGGCTCAGCCCACTCGAGCTCGCCCGGTTCCT